AGGGACCTCCCGGGTCAGTGGGGGCACAAGGTCCACCCGGAGCTGCCGGGGTACAAGGTCCACCCGGGGCTACCGGAGCCACCGGCGCACAAGGCCCCCCCGGGGCCGACTCCATCGTCCCCGGCCCCTCGGGGCCACCGGGCAATGCCGGTGCCGCTGGCGCTGCCGGCGCCCAAGGGCCGCCTGGACCGAAGAACGCAGCTAGCCGCACCTTCGCCCGCACCACCTTTCGATGAGGAGCCGGCATGGCAACTGATCCGGTATTCGCCTCCACCCCCGCCCTCGGGGCCGCCCTGCTCGGCAACGCCGAGACAGACCTGCAAGCGCCCACCACGACATCAATCGTCCTCACTTCCGGCGCGAACGGAACCAAGGTTGAGGAGGTTGTTGTCGAGGCGACCAAGACGGGCACTCTCGCCGCGACCACCGTCGCCGGGCTGGTGTACCTGTGGCTCTACGACGGCACCACCTACCACCTGTACGACACGATCGCCGTCACCGCCGTCACCGCCGCCGCGACCGGCGCCCCGTTCCGGCTCAGCCGGCAATACCTGACTCTCGTTCTCAAGAGTGGCTGGAGCCTGCGGGCGTCGCAGTCCATCGCCGGCAACGCGAACCTGCTCAAGGTGTTCGCCATCGGCGGGGACTTCTAAGCCGATGAACCGTGGACTGCTCCCCGGGGCCGTACAGGGCTCGATCACGTCGGGTGTCGGCGCGAACGCGGGCGCGCAGGGTGTCGCGGTGGGGGCGCTGGCCAACGCCGGCCCCGGGGTTGCCGTGGGCTATGCCGCCGCGCTCACCGCCGACGCCACGAAGGCCGTCGCCGTCGGCAACGGTGCCGTCGCCGGGACTCTAAGCACAGCGATGGGTCATGGCGCGACGGCCGTAGGGACAGCCGCTTGGCCCGCCGCGAACGGCGTGGCTGTAGGGCAGGGCGCCAACGCAAACGGCAACTACAACATTGCCATCGGCACAGGGGCCAACGCCGGCAGCACCCAGAACAGCATCGTCATCGGCGCGTTCGCGAGCTGCACCAGCGCTGGCAACGTACTGATCGGCTACAGCATCAGCGGCGCGGCCACCAGCAATGTCGCCATCGGTCAGCAGGCAGGCGTCAGCACCAGCTCCGTCGCCATCGGATACCTCGCAGGCAACAGCTCCATGACCAACGGTGTCGCCGTCGGTTTTCAAGCCAGCGCCGGGACCACCGGGCAGTACAACGTCTCGCTCGGGTACCTCGCTGGGGGCAGCACCAACTGGGTGAACACCGGGACCCGCAACACCCACATCGGTGCGCAGGCCGGCCAGAACTCCACGACCCAGCGCAACGACGCCGTCAGCCTCGGGTACCAGGCGGTGGTTGATGGCAACAACGCCATCGCCATCGGGTCCGGTGTGCTCGCTGGTGCGGCTGGTGCGGTCGCCATCGGCAAGGACAACGCCAACACCTCCGCTTCGACCACCACCGCGAACGAGATCAAGCTGGGAACCGCGCTGCACACCGTCTACGCCGGCAAGGACATCCGCACCAGCGACCCGAATGGCGCCTCCACCGCCGGCAAGTGGATGCTCGGCAAACGGGTCGTCGCCGCCGCCGCGCTGGACACCGCCGGCTACATCGAAGTCAATGTGGACGGCGCCGTCTACAAGCTCGCCCTCGCCGCCTAGGAGACGTACCCCTTGACCGAGCCCGCTGATCAGACGCCGCCCCAAGTAGCGCCGCAGCACATCATCACCGCGCTGCAACAGGAACTGGCCCGGGTCAACGACAACCGCATCTACCTCATCGCCCTGGTCGAGCAACTGACCCGGCGGATCGCCGAGCTTGAGGTCAACGAGAGCCCACCACAGACCGTGTAGCCGATAACACCGGCGTGAACGACTTTGCCGACTTCCTACGCAAGGCCGCCGCCGAACAGGCCGCCGCCGCGCCGATCTCGTCGGTGTTCGCCGAGGAACCCGTCTCACTGACCACCTTCGTGCAGGACAAGGCGTACCTGGGCAACCCACCGCTGTCCCCGGTCCAGTACGAGGCTGTGCGGCACATCGAACGGGTCTACTACCCCGGCACCTACATGTTGCTGTCCGAGGAGTTCGAGCAGGGCAAGAAGGCGGGTCGATTCCACGCCGGCCTGGTCGCCGCGTGGCGTGACGAGCCCTACTGGTCCCACCCCATCCGGATGATCAACTTTGCGACGCTCCAGTGGGGTAAAGGCAGCGGCAAAGATCATATCTGCCGAGTCGCGTCGATGCGTATCGCCTACCTGCTCATGTGCCTGGACTCCCCACAGGAGTACTACGGCATGCCCGAGCAGGACACCATCCACCTACTCAACGTGGCCAGCTCTAGCCAGCAGGCGCAGCAGGCGTTCTTCATGCCGATCACCCGCGCGGTCAAACGCGGCTGGTTCGCCCACAAGTGCATCCCCAAGCAGAACATCATCTCCTACGCCAAGAACATCGAGTCCATCTCCGGGCACTCCGACGCCGAAGGCCAGGAGGGTCTGAACCTCATGCTCGGCATCGCCGACGAAATCGATGCCTTCAAATCAAAGAAGGAAACCGCCGTGCGGCGCGGCGCCACCGCCCGGGAACCGACGAAGTCCGCCGAGGCGATCATCGACATGATGCGCTCCAGCGGCAGCACCCGGTACCCCGAGGTGTTCAAGAACGTGCGCATCAGTTTCCCCCGGTACAAGGGATCCACCATCCAGCGGCTGACCGCCGAGGCCCGTGAAGACCTCAAGGTCAACGGCCTGGACAGCCGGCACTACGTGTCCGGGCCACTGGCCACCTGGGAGGTCAACCCCCGGGTACCCGGCCGGGAGGCGTTTGCCGCCGACTACCGCGACGACCCGGTGATGGCCCGCAGCAAGTACGAGTGCAAACCCAGCCGCGCCATCAACCCCTATTTCCGTAATCACCAGGCGGTTGACGCCTGCTTCGTCCCGCAGAACCCGATGCCGGTGGAGGTGGATTACCGGCTGGAAGACGGCGACGCCCGGCAGGTGTGGATCCCGACCTACCACTTCGCCCGCGCCCTGTACCCGGTACGCGGCGCGGTCTACGCGATGCACGCCGACATGGCGGTGTCCGGCGACCGCGCCGGCATCGCCATGGCCCATGTGGCGCGGTGGGAGGACCGGGAGGTCACCGTCGAGGACCAGGACGGGGCGCCGCACCCGTTTCGGGAGGTCCGGCCGCACGTCAAGGTGGATTTCGTCCTGACCTACAGCTCCGATGCCGCCGCCAGCCCGCCCCGGGAGATCCAGATCCGCTGGGCGCGGCAGCTGGCGTTCGACCTGATCCAGCGTGGCTTCAATATCCGCCGGTTCACCTTCGACAGTTTCCAGTCGCAGGACTCCATGCAGATTTTGGAATCCAAGGGCATCGAAACCGAGAAGGTCTCCACCGACTTGCACGAGGATCCCTGGCGCAACCTGCGGGACCTGCTGTACGAGGGACGCGTCAGCATCCCCGGGCCGGTCATCGAAGACGAGACACGCCCGCCGTCGTTCCTGCTGCGTGACGAGCTGCTCAGCCTCACCCGGCTGCCCAACGGCCGCATCGACCACCCGTCGGACGGTTCCAAAGACGCGGCCGACGCGTTGGCGTGCTCGGTGCTGGGCGCGATGCAGTGCGGCGGTGCCGAGGAAGCCTCCGGCGCCCGCGCCTGGTACGGCCAGTCGGCCGTCACGGTCGGGGGAGGCTTCTCACTGCCGATCGGGGCCAACCTGAGCCGGCTGTGGGAGCGCAACCTGCCGGCACCCTTCTAGGCCCGACCGATAAGAGCACCCGAGACGGCGGTAATCCCGGGAGGCGAGGGCGCGGCAATGGCGAGTCCGGTCAAGCGCGTGCCCGCCGTCAACCGGGTCAACGGCGTGCAGCCTCGTCCCCGGCCCGAGGTCGAGGTCGGCGTCAGCCAGTACCTGCCGTTCATCACGCCGTTTCAAAACGCGTGGGAGATGCTGCGCTCTGACGACATCACCGTGCGGCAGCTCCAGGCCATGCGCAAGACCGACGGTCAGGCCCGTGCCCTGTACAGGCTGATCACCCTGCCCATCCGGGCCGCGTTGAAGACCGCCACCTTCGTGCCGGAAACCAACATCGACGGCGGTGAGGACGAGGCGCAGTTCGTCGAGCAGATGTTCACCCTGCCCGCCTCGGCCGGCGGCATGGTCATCCCGTTTAGCCGCGTCATCGCCCAGTTGTTGATGGCCATCTTCGACGGTTTCACCGCCCACGAGCTGGTGTACTGGTCGCCCAAAGAGGGGCCACTGAAGGGCAAGTGGACGCTGAAGAAGTTCGCCTACCGCCCGGCCGAGACGTTGAGCTTCCTCATCGACGACAACAGCGAGTTCGCGGGCTTCCGGCAGCGGGCCATGTTCCAGGGCCGCAACATCGACGTGAAGATTCCCGCCGAGCACGCCATCTACTACGCGGCCAACGAGGAGGAGAAACCCTTCTACGGCCGCAGTTACTTCGAGGCCGCGTTCTACCACTGGGACAAGAAGTTCAAGCTCTACGTCATCGCGCACATCGCGGCGCAGCGAGCCGCCGTGGGGACCCGGGTGGCCACCTTGCCCAAGAACCCCAACCGCGACGAGCTGGAGGAGATCAAGAAGGCCCTGGCTGACCTTGGTGTGGCGCAGTACATGACCATCCCCGAGGACTACAAGATCGAGCAGCTCAAGGAAGGCCCCAGCTTCGACTTTCTGGCCTACATCAACCACCACAACAGCCAGATGTCCAAAAGCGTGCTCGCCGCGTTCTTCGACGACCAGCAGGGCAGCGGCGGCGACACCACCCTGGTGGATTTCGGTCGCCAGTCCGACGCGCTGTTCATGATGATGCTCGACACCATCATGGGTGAGGTCGAAGAGGTCATCAACAGCAAGGTGATCCCGCGTTTCATCGACTGGAACTTCGGCAGCGCCAAGTACCCGAAGTTCCAGTTCGGGTCGCTGACGCAGGAGCAGAAGGCCGCCTCGGTCGACCTGTTCAAGACCTTGTCCGTGGCCGGGCAGGCGCTGACCATCAGCGAAGAGTTCGTCCACGAGCTGGAGAAGCAGGTCGCCGAACAGTTCGGCCTGGAAATCGACTGGGAGGCCGTCGAGCAGGCCCAGGAGGAGCAGAAGCTGCTCGAAGCGCAGCAGGCCACCCTGGGCACACCCCCCGGCGGCCCGGGTAGTCCAGCCGGCGGCCCGACCGCACCGGCGCCAGCCGCTTCGCCGGTGGTCGACCCGGCGCTGCTGCCACCCGGGTTCACCCTCAGCCACACCGAGCGTGACCCGAGCAACCCCGACTTCCTGACCCTGACCCAGGAGGCCCGCCAACTGCTCCAGGACGCCGCCGACGGGCTGGCCTTCCTCGACGAGCCCACCGGTGAGCCGGTCGAGCTGACCCGGGGCGTACCCAATAGCGGCCAACCCAAGCGGGTGCAGACCCCCGCCGGGGCGCAGGCATACGGCGTGCCGATCGGTACCCCCATCACCCGGGACATGGCCCAGCGCACCGCCAAGGAGGGTGTCAAGGGCAAGAACTTCGGCGGCGGCATCCGCGACCCGCAGGGCGACAACAAGGGCCACCAGAAGCTCGGCGGCGGGTTGGGCGCCAAGGCGCAAAACCCCGGCGGTGTCGTCACCGACCCGACCAACCGGGCATCCACCCCGAAGCGGCTGCTCTCGCACCCCGAGGCGCCCGGTGTCATCCTGCTCGACTTCGGCGATGGCACCTTCGCCATCCGCAACGTCGCCTCCGGGGCCGAAAGCCCCCGGCAGAAGTTCAACCTCGCCGACTTCACCAAACGGGGCTGGACCGCCGCCACCCCCGCCCCCGGCGCGGCGAAGAAGGCGACCGCCCGCAAGACCCGCGCCGCCAGCCGCACCGACGGTCAGTGACCGCCAGCGACACCGCGCTGCACGCCATCGAAACACGCGTCGTGACGGCAATCAACCAACAGGTCCGCTCCGTCAACACCCAACTGGGTGACTACCTGGCCACCGCCGTGGACGACAACCCGCCCCTGACCGCCACCGAACTGCTCAGCCGCAGCGAGGTCCACCAGAACATCACCAGCACCCTTTCCACCGCCCAGACCACCGTGGCGGCCCGCGTCAGCACCGGCCACGGCGCCGCCGTCGCCCTGGCCGTCCTGCTCGTGGCCGCCGCCCTGCGCCAAGACCCCACCCAGCCGCGTGACCTCGGCGGCTACCTGCCCGCCGTGTTGGGCGACATCACCGCCGCCTTCGGCGCCACCCTGCTGGGCATCCACGACGGTATCCGGCTGGGCTATGACGGCATCACCGGCGGCCCCCGCGCCCGCCGTGCCCGGCGCATCGCCGCCCGCGCCGCCGTGGGCAAGGCCACCGGCCGTCTCGGGGTGCGGGTGCGCGCCGCCGGTAGCGTTGCCGTGCACCGGGGCTTCTCTGATGCGCAGGCCACCCTCTACGCCGAGGTCGCCGCCACCCACCCGGGGATGGTCATCACCAAACGGTGGCAGGTCACCTCGGCCAACCCGTGCCCCGCCTGCGCCGCCCTGGACGGCACCGTCCTGCCGCTGGAGGCCGTGTTCGACGCCGCAGCCACCACCGACCCGAACACCTCGCCGCCGGGGGTCTACCGGGACCTGCTTGTGCCGCCCCGGCACCCCAACTGCCGATGCCGACTCACCTACCAGGCCAGCAACACAGTGTAGTTTCGCGGCCACTTAGCTGTAGGTACCAGAGTGGCGACCGAAACGCTCTACCCGCAGAACAACACCGGCTTCCTGCTCGACATGCTCACCAAGGCTGGCGCCTCCCCCGCGTTGCTGCACGTCGTGGCCGCCACCGGCGCCACCCACCTGGAGAGCCAGTACAAGTCCGGGCAGCCGGTAACCTTCCTGCTCACCACGCCCGGCGGCACCGTCACGGTCGACGAGAACGCCCTGGGGGACATCGAGCAGTCGGCTGTGTTCGGCAAGTACTTCGACAAGTGGCAGTCACCCGGACAGGTGAAGTTCAAGGACGACCTCCTCCTCGCCAAAGGCGCCGAAATCTCGGCTGGGTGGCACGACGAGATCCAGGTGTTCACGGCGACCGGTGAGGGCTACGCCAAGACCGTTACGGTGAAGGCAGACCTGACCCAGACCGCATCACCCGTCGAGCCCACACCCGCCGCCGAGCCGACACCCCCATCGCCGCCGACCATCACGATCGGGCTGTTTTGCTTCGACCAGCACGGCCGCGCCGTGCCCTACACCGGCGGCACCGTCATCCCCACCTACGGCCGGGAGATGACCGCCGCCATCAAGGCCATCGCCGCCGCGTTCGGCCACACCGTGGTCGGGCGGGGCCGCACCAAGATGTCCAAGCAGACCAAGCAGGAGTGGCTGCGGGCCTGGCACAACGGCGACCTCAAGCAGTGCTACAGCATCGAACAGGGCCACGCCAAGACCAGCCTGAAACATCCGGGGGCGCCGGGCAACCAGCCAACCCACCGCGTCATCTGGCAACCCGCCGTGGCGGGGGAGACCCCGGCAGGTGAGCTGGTCCCCGGCGACTGGTCCTCCCCGCTGAGCGTCAAGTCCGGCGCTGAGATTGACAACTATCTCATCGCGGCGGGCATGGCCCACCCCCGCCAGCTCGGCTCCGCCCACCGCGCCCGCTGGGTCATCGCCCACCAGAAGGGCGACAAGGTCAGCGTCGATGCCATCTCACGCAGTGCCAAGCAGTCTGCCGGCTGGCACCGCTCGTATCCTCCGGTGTGGAACGACCTGGCCCCGCAGCCGTCTCTGGAGACCTGCCTGCAAGACGAGGTGGCGGTCAACCTGTGGCCGGTCAACGCCCTGGTGAGCTATTCGACCGACGCCGGCCTGCCCGTGGCGGTGTGCTGGAGCGACCTGGTCACTGTGGTCACCGAACACCGTGCCCAGCTCGCCGCCGAACAGGCCGCCCGCGACGCTGTGCTCACCTTCACCGTCGCCGAGCGGCAGCCGACCCTCACCGGCTACCACCGCAAGATGGTGCTGGTCGACCAACACGGCCGGCAGTGGCTGTTCAAACCCGCCCCGCTGCGGGCACGCCAGTCCCAACCGGAGCTGTTCCGCGCGCAAACCGAACACGAGGCCCACACACTGGCCCGCGCCTGGGGCTACCGCACCGCCGAGAGCCAGCTCATCGAGTTCGACGGCGTCTACGGCCAGATCCAGGCTATGCTGCCCATCCAATCAACCCTCGCCGGGTTCACCGGCGCCGCGTTCGCCACCCTGACCCGCACCCAGTTGTGCGCCCTGGCTCGTGAACACCTCCTCGACTGGGCCATCGACAATGATGATAGTCACGGGGAAAACATCGGCGTCCTTGCCGACGGATCCATCGTCGGTATCGACAAGGGCCGCGCCTGGCGCTACTTCGGTGGCTGGGACGGCCTATCCGGCGACTCCTCGGCCAACAGCAACGCCCCACTGGCATACACCGCCCTGTATGCCGCCATCGCGCAGCACCACCTCGACCGGGACACCGTCGATGCCATGTACCGGGAAGTCATCGCCCAGGCCCGCCGCATGCAGCGGCTACCCGACGCCCGGCTGGCCGAGATCATCGGCCGGGCCGTGGCCAACCGGCCGCACTACCGACCCTCCTCCTACCAGCCGGCCGTCTCCGACGCCCCCGCTGACGCGGCCGAGCTGATCGCCGCCGCGACCGCCCGCAAAAACACCCTCGTAACAGACATGACGGCCCTGTGGTCGCGCATCTACCAGCGCGCCGGCTGGCCACCACCGGACCCGCTGTGTGCCCCGCTGGGCGACAACGCCCAGGGCCACCCGCTGCACAGCGGGCTGCAAAGCCCCGAACTGCACCACGCCATCACCCAGACCAAGTCCTACGGCACCGCCGCGTTCGTGGCCGGCACCGACATCGAAGACGCCCACATCCTGCTGTGGCGCGAACGCCGCCCCGACGGCGCCTTCACCATCCGAGGCCACGCCAAGGTACGCGGCGAGGCATACCAGCGGCTGCGAACCTGGTGCCGCGAGCACACCACCACAGCGAAGGCGGCCCCGAAGACGGCAGCACCCACCTTGCCTGGCGAACCGGCCTTCTACGAGGCCATCATCGCCGCAGCCAAGACGATCTCCTATCACCACGAGGACAAGCAGTACAACGACGAGAAGATCGCCAAGCTGCAATGGGCCACCACGCAGCTCCTGCACGACCGCAAGCGATGCCAGACGCTACTCGACCAGTACACGCCCGACCCCGACGGTGCACTGGCCGCCACGGCGGCGATGTGCCAGCAATACCTGGGCTACATCGACGCCATCACCGTCCACCAGCACCAGGGCAGCCGGTCCAAGGAAGGCGACTTCCCGCGTTACCTCTACACCCCCACCACCGTTGAGCCACTGCCGCCGCCACCGCCTGCGCCGTTCACCGTCGAACTGTGCCCGGCCACCCGCGCCGCAGCCCACCAGGGCGAAACCGTCAAACTCGGCCACGACGGCGAGCTTGACCTCGATGGCAGCGTGCTGCGCGACGGCCCCGACTACCAGGGACAACCCGGCAAGATGTACCTGATCACTCTGCCGGGTGGGCAGCAGATCGAGTACCGAGGCGCCAGCGAAACCGATACCCCGCGCGCGCTACACGGACAGCTCCAGTTCAGCATCCCCAACGCCGAGCACCTGCCCGCCGCGCTGGCCACCATCACCAACCAGCTCGCTGTCATGGGTCTGACCCTGGCCGATGCCGACCTGACCGACCTGGAGCTGTTCTACTGGCGGCACCTGGCCGCTGTCATGGGCAACCGGGCCGACTCCCGCCCCGACGGCCAGCCCAGCATCGGTGTGCCGCAAGGCAAGTACAGCGAGTTTTGGCGCCGCACCGCCGATGTCGGCAAGACGCCCAGCCGCGATCAGGAACTGGCCATGTGGCGCCACGCCTTCGCCGCCCTGTGCGACCCCGAACAGATCGAGGCATTCCTGGCCGCCGACGGGCACCTGCCCCGGTTCATGCACCTGGACACCCGCAACCCCACCCAGCCCTGCGGCAAGCCCTACTGGGAACGCTTCGACGTACCCCGATCCGTCTGGGCCACTCGTGCCATGCCGGTCCTGGCCTACCGCAGCGGCCCCCGCTGGGCGGTGGCGGCCGGTGCCTGCATGAGCACCGAGACCCGCATCCGCACCATGGCCATCTGGAAGAACGGCATGTCCTCGGTGGAGGACATGACCTTCGGATCGTCGGCCTACGTGTTCACCCGCCAGAACATGGTCGAGTTCAGCTCGATGAATGTGTACGTCAACCCTCGGGTGTTGATCCGCACCACCAACTACGCCTACCCAGTCGACCAGTTCGGTCGTGTTGGCGAACGTAAACTGCGGGCCTACTTCGATTTCGCCACCGCGACCGGCTACATCGAACACGGCAACGAACTCATGATCAAACACAGTCTCAGCCTGCTGGATGACATCGAGGTCCTGGTGTTCGCCGACGAAGCCCACCGCGCACGTGCTATCAAGATGCTGGCCGAACGCGGCATCACCGAGATCCGGGGACTACCGGTGGCCACCCGTATCGTCAACCGACGCGACCCAGCGGCCAGAGCCGCCGCCCTGGCCGCTGTGAAACAATCCCTGATGTGCCCGAGCTGACCTGGCAGGAACGCTTCGACGCGGACTTCCCACACGGTCTGGTCATGCGCTGGTTCGGTGATGTCGCCAGCCCCCGCTACACCATCGAACGTGTCGAGGTCATCGCCGAGCAGGACGCCATGCCGGTCATCTACCTGCAAGTCAGCGGCGCGCAAAAATCCTTCGAGGTGCACGTGCTCGACTACCACGTCATCGGCAACGAGCATCTCACCGCCCGGGTGCGGGCGATGAGCATCCCCGACATGCTCTGGAGCGCCATCCCCGGCTAGTCGAACCAAGGACCAGCCCCGACACCGACCGATAGAGGTCAGTGTTGAGGGAGGTCCAAGGTGTCCGACGAACTGGTCATCGTGCCGTCTGACGGCGACGGCTACGTGGAACTGGCCCGCACCAAGCAGGGCCGCCTGTTCCGAAAGCACATCCTCAACAAGGGTGAGCTGATCCACCCGACGACCAAGAAGAAAATCAAGGTCGACGACACCTTCATCGGCACCCTGAAGGACAACTTCGCAAAGGGCTACTGCGACATCGTCCAGGTGCCGCTGGCCGGCAAGAACAACGAACACACCGAGGCGCCCGAGAAGAACATCGGCGAAGTCATCGGCATCGAGGAAAAGGACAACAAGGTCTACGCGCTGATCGACGCGCGCAAACCAGAGTTCGCCGATCAGCTCGGAAAGACCCTGCTCGGTGCCTCCGCGATGCTGCACCTGGACTACACCGACACCAAGACCGACACCAAGGTCGGTCCGACCCTCCTGCATACGTGCGTGACCAACCGCCCGTACGTCACCGGGCTCGATGACTACCAGGAGATCCTCAGCGCTACGTCCGATACATCTCAGGGAGCGGTGCTGCTTAGCGCCGACGTGGTGGAAGTGACACCGACCGAGGAGAAGGACGAGATGGGCGACGAGCCGACCAAGGAGACGCCGGCCAAGCCGACCAAGGACGAACTGCTGTCGATCCTCAAGTCGGAACACGGTGTCGACGTATCCGCACTCCAGGCCAAGGCCGAGGAGGGCACCCAGGCCGCGCAGCTTTCCAAGGCCCTGGTCACCGCGCTCAGCGACGCCGGGGTGGTCAAGCTGGCCGCCGAGAACACCACCGAGGCACCGTCCACTGAGGACGTTGTCGGGGCGGTCGCCGAGCTGGCGCAAAACAACGTCACCCTCACCGACAAGGTGAGCAAGCTGGAGCGCCGCGACGCGCAGTACGCGGTGGACGCCCTCGTGGAGGCCGGTCGGGTCCTGCCGGCGCAGAAGAACGCCTTCGTCGACCTCAAGCTGAGCAACCCGAGCATGTTCGACGCGCTCGTGCCGGCGCAGCCGATCGTGAAGCTGTCCACCGAGGACGGTGTGAGCCCGCCCGAGGACGCCGCGCACAAGAAGAACATCGACGAAGAGGTAGCGCGGCTGTCCGCGCTTCTGAAGTAACCCGCAGACCGAGCAGAAAGGCGAACCATGGCTACGCAGTACCAGAAGCTGCCGGTACCGGGTTACACCTCGCCGACGGCCGACTACACCGACCCGGAGATCCTTGCCTCCACTGCGAGGTTCACCCAGTGGGGTGTCACCCTGGCCGGTGGTCAGGGAGTCATCGCCGCCGGCACCGTCCTGGGCCGCAAGACGAGCGACAAGAAGTACTACGCCTACAACAACGCCAACGCCAACGGGACCGAGGTCGCCCGGGGAGTGCTGCGGCGCGCGGTGGACACCGGCGCTGCTGGCGCCGATGACCAGCAGGGCAACATCGTCGTGTCGGGGATTCTCAAGAACAACCTCGTCGTCGGCGCTGACGCCGCCGCGCTGACCGACCTCGGCGCCACCGTCGACACCGTGCAGAACATCTTCAAGTTCTAAAGCACACGGGTGAGGTGTCCCGTGTCGAATCCGATGCGGGACACATCGCCAAACAGCGGGGTTCGGGCGCACAGGGTCCGATGAAGTTGAACATAGGCCAGCCAAGTGATCCCCCCGGGGAGGCGCAGGCCGGGCTCGTCAGAGTCGCTGCTTCGGTGATTCCTCAAAGGAGAAGTCGTGCCTGACATCAGCCTCCTCGAACCGATGGTCCTTCGGGGCGTCGTCGAGAAGTTCACGACGCCCGAGACGCTGGTGATGCTCGGGCGCGTACCCCAGACCCCGTGGCCGTTCCCGAGCGTGACGTGGGACGTGATCAAGGGCTCCCGCATGGTCGCCAAGCCCAACGTTCCCAACAGCGAGGCGCACATCGTGCCCCGGCTGGGCCGCTCCCAGGAAGCGGCGGCCTTCATCTACCTGCGGGAGAAGAAGGTCTTTGAGCCGACCACGCTGCACTGGATTCGCACCCCCGGCGAGCTGGCCACCACCAACGCCGAGAAGGCCGTCCTGCGTGAGGTGGCAGACCTCAACCAGCGCTTCGACAACTTCGCCGAACTGCTGCTGTGGGGCGCCATGCGCGGCAACCTCGCCTTCGACTTCCCCGACGTGCAGGCCGCCGTGGACTACAAGTTCCCGGCCTCGCACAAGCCGCACCCGGCCGTCGGCTGGGACACCGCCACCCCGCAGCAGATCGTCTCGGACATCCGGGCGTGGAAGCGCCTGATCACCCGCGACGGGCGGGTTCCGGCCCGCGACGCGTTCGCCACCGAGCTGACCCTGGCCTACATCTTCGACAGCTTCGCCGCCACCGGCAACGCGGCCGGCAACTTCCTGGCCGGCACCCTGCTGTCGGACCGGATGAAGGACCAGTACTACAGCCAGGGAACCCTGCCCGGCTTCATGGGCCTGAACTGGACCCCCGTGGAGAGCATCTACGACGACGACGCGGGAGTCCACACCCTGTTCGTGCCGGACAACGCGCTGTTCATCGGCAACTACACCGACCAGAAGCCGATCGAGCTGATGATCGGACCCACCGCCGACGACGAGGCACCGGACAACTTCACCGGAAAGTACAGTAAGAGCTGGAAAGAGCCCGACCCGTCCGCCCGACAGTTCATGATCGAGTGGAATCTGCTTCCCATCGTGACCCGCCCGGAGCAGATGCTGTACGTCGCGGATGTCACCTCTACCACCTGACCCCAGTCCAGGAACAACCCCCGACAGGGGATGATCATCCCGATCAGGGGCACCGGATACACATCTGGTGCCCCTGATTTGGTTGCACCGATAGGAACAGCCATGAGGAACCTGCGCGCCTGTTTCACGTACTGGCGTGGCATCTCGCTGTTCTTCACCCACCGCATCGGCCGGCGCGGCACCGCCCTGCTGTTTTTCGCCTTCCTCGACCTCGTTTTCGCCTTCAGCCTGTTCCGGCCACTACCCGACGCCCAGCGCAACACCGGAACCGTGTTCATCAACCACCTCGCCCCCCTGTGGCTGTGGGGCCTGCTGTGGCTGGCCGCCGGACTGCTGTGCCTGATCTACGCCTTCCGCAGCGAGGACCGCGTCGCGTTCGCCGCCGCTATCGCCATCAAAGTCCTCTGGGGCCTGGTGTACGCGCTGGGTGGGATCCTGGTGCACATCGAACGGGCCTGGCTGGCGGCGGCCATCTGGCTGAGCATGGCCGGCTGGGTGTACATCATCTCCACCTGGCCCGAGCCGCACCGCTGGCACCACCCCGCAACACCACCACGCCCCACGGCGGGCCGCCATGAGTAGCTCAGCGATGACCACCATCCTCGTCGCGGCGCTGAGCCTGCTCGGCTCCGGCCTGGCCGCGTTGCTGTCCTACCGGGCCAGCACGGCGGCCAACAAGGTGTCGGAGAAAAAGGTCGACGCCGAGGCGTACGAACGCTCCCAGCAGTTCTACGAGAAGCTGCTCGGCGAGGCGGACAAGGCCCTGGACCGGCTGCGCGGCCAGGTCGAGCGGCTACAGGACCAGCTTGATCGGGTCAACGGCCAACTCGCCCAGGAACAGGACGTGTCCAATCTGCTGCGCAACCACGTCCGGTCGTTGCAGACCCAAGTCAACGGCATGGAGACGGCGGTCAGCGCGCTGCGCACCCAAATCACCAACACCGGGTCCGCCACGGGCACCCGTCGACCCCCTCCGCCGGCTGACGGGCTGCCGATAGAAAGTGTGTGACGGGCGGCCCGGTTAGGCGTGTCGCGCCGCCGAGGGACCAGGCCCTGACCCGGGTCCGCCCCCCGGCGGCGCCCTCACGTCGCGTCACCCTCAGCCCCGCCGGGGCATATCTCATCGAACGAGCACCCGCGTTGCTTGCCGCCGCCGCGCCACTGGCCGCATCGCCCGCCGACCTGCAACCCGCCGATCTGGCCACCGGTCGCGGCCTGACCTACGAGTGGGAGCTGTTCCTGGCCGACGTGTTGCGCCGGCTGGCCCTCGTCGAGTCCGGCACAGGCGGCGGTGGTGGCGGACTCAGTTACGTGCACACCCAAAACGCTCCTGCCGCCACCTGGACCATCAGCCACAACCTGGGCACCGCACCTGCCCTCGAACTCGTGGCCGACGACGGGACCGAGCTGTACGCCGAGGTTCACCACCCCGATCTCAACACCGTCGTCATCATCTTCGGGCAGCCCTGGTCGGGCACCGCCTACCTGTACGGCTAGGGAGTGTCATGCCAATCCAGTTCGTCCAGAGCGTTGATTTCGGCAACCAGCGGCTGACCGGCGTCGCGTCCCCGTCGGTCGGCACAGACGCGGCCAACAAGAACTATGTCGACAACGCCATCCAAGGTCTGGACTGGAAGGCGTCGGTGCGGGCCGCGTCCACCGGCAACATCAACCTGGCCGCGCCCGGCGCCACCATTGACGGCGTCACCATGGTCGCCAACGACCGGTTCCTGGCCAAAGACCAGAGCGCCGGTGCGCAAAACGGCATCTACGTCTTCAACGGCGCCGCCACCCCGGCCACCCGCGCCACCGACGCCAACACCAGCGCCCAGGTCACCCCCGGCATGGCCACCACGGTCGAAGAGGGCTCCGTCAACGCCGACAAGATCTTCATCGTCATCACCGACGGCCCGATCACCCTGGGCACCACCTCGCTGGCCTTCACCACCCTCGGCGGCGGCACCCCCTACACCGCCGGCAACGGCCTGAGCCTGGCCGGCAACGCCTTCTCCGTCGTGGCCGGCACCGGCATCGTCGTGGGCGCCAACGTCGGCATCGATGCCTCCGTGGTCACCCGCAAGTACGCGGCCAACATCGGCGACGGCGCGTCCACCTCCATCAGCGTCACCCACAACCTGGGCACCCGCGACGCGCAGGTGCAGGTCTACACCAACGCCACCCCGTGGGACACCGTGTGGTGTGAGGTGCAGCGCCCAGACACCAACACCGTCACCCTCATCTTCGGCGCCGCACCCGCCTCGGCCGCCTACCGGGCCGTGGTCCAAGGATGATCAAGTTCCGGCAGCTTCTGGACTTCGGCGGCTTCCGGCTCACCAGCCTTGGGACACCGACCGCCGGCACGGATGCAGCCACCAAGGCATACGTCGACAGCGCGGTAACAAGCCCGGTCCACACGGTGGCCACCAAGACCACCAACTACACCATCGGCGCCACCGATGACATCGTCCTGGCCAACGGTGCCGCGCTCACCATCACCCTGCCGTCGGCTGTGACCGCCGGCTCGGGACGCGCCTACACCGTGAAAAACATCAACAGCGGCAGCGCGACGCTCACCGCAACCGCCGGCACCATCGACGGCGCCGCCGCTATCACCCTGCGCCAGGATGAGGCCCGCACGGTTGTGTCCGACGGCGCCAACTGGTACGTCATTTAGCGGAGTTGACCGATGACCTACAGCCCCGGCGACGTGGAGGTCCAGGCGTTCACCGATGCGGTGACGCCGGGAACCTGGATCAAACCGGTCGGCGCCAAGACGGTGTTCGTGTACGCCGTCGGTGGGGGCGGAGGTGGTGCCTCGGGCCGGCAGGGCGCCGCCGGGACCACCCGGTATGCCGGCACCGGTGGCGGAGGTGCTGCCAGCGCCTCCAACTGGTTCCTGGCCAACGCCCTACCGGCCACCGTCAGTGTCACCGTCGGCGCCGGAGGAGCCGCCGGGGCTGGCCCGGCTACCACCGGTAGCGTCGCGGCGGCTGGCCTCAACGGTGCAGCCGGCGGGAACAGCACCTTCGGTACCTACATCACAGCCGGCGGTGGCGGACCGGGGGTTATCGATGTCGGCGGCGCCGCCGGTAACGGAGCCGGTGGATCCGGCAACAATGGGCCGAGCTACATGTCCCACGGCCTGCCCTCGTTCATCACCGGCACTGGCAGTGGTGGTGGCGGCGGCACTCCGCCCAACACCAGCAAGGGCGCTGGTGGCGGAAACATCGGTGGCTCGATCAACACCTCCAATGCCGAGGTGCCCGCCGCCCAGGTGGGTGGTACTAACACCGTTTTCTCCACTCAACAGGCGGGGGCGCCCGCCGGTGTCGCCCCCGGCGGAAACGGCGCCAATGGGCAGTCCGGTGGCCCGGTCGGCGACGGCGGAGGTGGCGGCGCGTCCAATGTGGGCGGCAGCGTGCCAGCCGGCAAAGGCGGCAATGGCGGTTACCCCGGCGGCGGCGGAGGTGGCGGTGGGGCATCCGTGGTGCCCTACCACTCCGGTGTTGGCGGAGTTGGCGCCGACGGGCACGTCATTGTTTTCACCCATTTCTAGGCAGGAGCCGACCCGCCGATGACCTACACCCGCAATCCCGTCGACCTCCAGGTGTTCACCGACGCCACCAGCCCCGCCACCTGGACCAAACCGGCCGGTGCCAAGACGGTGTTCGTTTTCGTCGTCGGTGCGGGTGCAGGCGGCGCCTCCGGTCGGCAGGGCGCCACCAACACGATCCGCTACGGCGGCACCGGCGGTGGCGGTGGTGGCCTGTCCACCAACTGGTATCTGGCCAACGTCCTGCCGGCCACCGTTACCGTCACCGTCGGCGCCGCCGGCTCCGGCGGCGTGGGAGCGTCCACCACAGGCGTAGTAGCGGCGGCCGGAGCCAACGGCGTCGACGGCGGCAGCTCCAGTTTCGGCATACTCGTCACGGCCGGCGGCGGCGTGCACGGCATCATCGACAGCGGCGGAACCGGAGCAAATGGCGTCGGCGGAGCGGGCAACAATGGGCCGAGCTACATGGCTACCGGGTTGCCGTCCTTCGTGGCCGTTGCGGGGACCGGCGGGTCTGGGCAGAGCGGCGGCGGATCCAGTACCAAGGGCGCCGGCGGTGGAAATGTCGGTGGCTCGCTCAACAGCTCGAATGTGGAGTCGAACCCGGCCCAGCCGGGTCAAGCCCACAACTTGTTCGCACAATCCGGCGGTGGCGCCGCAGGCGTGTCCCCCGGCGGCAACGGTGGCAGCGGCGCCACAGGAGGGGCGTTGGGTGCCGGCGGCGGCGGCGGAGGCTGCCACCCGAGCGCAGCGGCTGGCAACGGCGGTACCGGTGGCTACCCCGGCGGCGGCGGTGGTGGTGGTGGAGCCTCACCTACCGGTTTCCACGCCGGTACCGGTGCGAGCGGCGCCGACGGGTACGTCATCGTCGTCACCCAGCTCTGATCTGAACCCCACCGATAAGTCAAAGGGTGAAAGGTGGTGGCCCCATGCCCCGAGGTGTACCGCGCACTCCCCGTGCGAAAGCGACCAGCGAGATGGTCGCGTTGCTGGCCGAGACTCTTGACCCCGACTCGGACGAGACCATCGAGGACCCCGACGAGGAGCAGCTCGACGACGAGCAGCCCGACGAGGCTCCCGACGAGTTGGTTCCGGCGCCCCGGCCCCAGCCGGAATCCACGCTGAGCCCCGAGCAGCGGCGCATCCGCGAGCTGGAAAACCAGCTCGCCGTGGAACGCGGACGCAAGGACCCGCAAGCCGAGCTGGAGAAGCCCAAGCGCAGCAAGGAGAACGTCCTCATCCACTTCGTGGGCGACGGATTCACCGCGTTGGGCCAGATCTGGTACCGGGGCCAGGAGCTGGAGTTCACCCCCGGCAGCGGCGCCTACCAGGACACCTGCGACCGGTCCGGGCGGTCCTGGCTGGAGCTGCGCGAGGACGAGAGCACCCAGATCGAGAAATACGGCGAGGTGATGTTCCGGCCGGGGCCGTGGCCCGGCAAGAGCTACACCGACGCGAGCAGCGTGGCCTACGAGCAGTTGAAGCCGCTCAAGTCCGGCGGCGCGTTCGCCCCGCCCAGCGAGGAGGAGCTGGCCAAGGCCGCCGCCGCTGAGGCCAAGCGGCGCCGCGCCGCGCCCCGCCTGCCCCGGTAGAGGAGGTCCACCGTGCTGCCTGTGCCAACGCTTGACTACCTGGCCCAGTTCACCGGGCGCAGCCTCGCCAGCTACAGCGCCTACGCCGAGCAGGCGTTGGCGCAGGCCGCTCTGATGTTTTCCACCGTCACCAAGCTGACCGACCTGCCCGAGGACCCGGACCAGCAGCAGTTGGCCATCAACGGCATTCTTCAGATGGCCGACCGGCTCTACCTGGAGCAGCCCTACGCCACCGCCAAGGCCACCCCGTACACCTCCGAGTCGATCGGCTCCTACAGCTACAGCAAGGGCTACAGTGCCACCACGGCCAAGGCCGCCAAGGGGGAGCTGACCGGGCTGTTCTGGTGGGACCTGGCCGTGGAGGAACTGTCCCAGGTGCAGCGGTCCCTGGTCACCTCCGGATCCGTGGGTGTCTTCGACCATGACATCCGCCGGCAAGCCAGCGACGGGCGGCGGGTGGTGATCGGGCCGGCCGAGGGGATGGAGTTTTCCGACCTCATCCCAGGCAACGCCGTGGAGTTCGTACCCGTCGACGCCACCGTGGTTGATCACGATGTGGCAGGCGGCTGATGCGCCACCTCTACTCCACCCGCGCCGAGGCGCTGCGCATGTCCGGGACGCTGGTCGACGGCAGCCCGGTACTTACCTGGACCAAGGTCGACACCATCGTGGACCCGAGTCTCGATGTTCCCGGCGAGCTGATGTGCCGGCTGGACATGGCCTTCGTGCGGCCCGGTAAGGACCAGCCGATGCCGGTGGTCGCCGGCCGCGCCCCCGACCGGATCGGGCTCATGTTCTTCGATGTCGGCGTCGATGTGCGGGCCGGTGACCGCATCCACGCTCTCAGTGGTCCGGTGGTCGGCACCTTCGAGGTGCGTGTGGTGCCCGACCCGGCGGTGGACCTGGCCTCCGCGCACCACATGGAGGTCCAGGTCGTCGAGGTCGCCCAGGCACTGACCGGGGTCTTCCCCGGCGCGGCAGTGGAGACCTGACATGGGCGTAGCGATTCACATGGACGCCAGCGACTGGCTGGCCGAGCTGCACCGCCTGGCCGACGGGCCGGACCTGCACGACCTGCTACGACTGGAGGCCGTCCTTACCGAACAGTTCGAGCTGACCCAGCAGTACGTGCACGTCATCACCGGCTCGCTGCGCGCCTCCGGCAAGATACACAGCGACATGCACGGCCACCTCTGGGAAGGTGAGATCACCTACGGCGGCCAGTCCAACGCCATCATCGACCCGGTCAACTACGCCCGCCGCGAGCAATCCCGGGGTGTTAGCGATGTCATTGGGGTCACCGGAGGCGGCGACGAACACGGCGACCACGACTTCATGCGCCCGCTTGGCGGCGAGCAACACGGATACCTCCAGGCGATCTTGGCCTTCCTGCGCGGTGAGCGGTGAGCGCCCCCGACGACCTGATCGGTGGCGCTGTCAAATATCTGGCCGCCCAACCCGAGGTGTTGGCCGCGTTGGGTAGCTTCCCCGACGGCAAGCCCTACCTGTTCCAACGCAGCACGTGGGTCAACCTGGAAGGCAGCCAGGCCACCGCCGCCACGCTGTTTCGCGCCGGCGGCTGGGCCGGACCCAATCAGCACAACAGCATGCGCTTCCCCCGCCTTGGGTTGGAGATCTCCGCCGACCCGCAACGCGACGCCGCCAACAACCCCGCCGGCCTGGCCGCCGAAGCCGAACTGCGCCTGGTGGACACGTTCAACGTCATCGACCGGTTTCTGCACCGGCCGCAAAGCGGAGTGCAGATGTGGGGCACCGTACGCACCATCGGCTGCGCCCGGCTGGCCGAACCCGCCGTGTTCCCGGTTCCCGACGGCGGCGGGATGATGCGGCTGCGCGCCTTCTACGGCGTCATCGAAGGCTAACGATGAAGGTCCTACTCAAGAGCCCACTGAATCCCTACAGCGGCTACGGCGTGGATGGCATCGGCATCGCCCAGGCCCTGACCCGCGCCGGCATCGACGTGTACCTGGACCCCGAGGTGATCGGACCGCCTCTACCGTCTGGCGTGGCCACGCTGCTAACCAAACGCCTCGACGGGCCGTTCGACCTGCTCATCCACCACAGCGACCCAGACCAGCTCGGCATCAGCGACAACGCCCGCCGGGGTGTGTCAGCCGCCGTGGGCTGGACCATGTGGGAGTACACGAGCACTGAAAATCTCCCCGGCCGCGACAGCCTGACCAAGCGGCTGCTCAACTACGACCTGGTCCTGGGCTACGACACGGTCTCCACCGCCGCCCTGGCACCCCACCAACGCCGCATCGCCACCCTGCAAGGCGGCTTCTGGCCCGACACCTGGCCGAAGGCCACCACCCGGGACTGGACCGGTGACCGGTTCGGGTTCGCCATGGTCGGGCAACTGCACCAACGCAAGGACCCATTCGTGGCCATCCAGGCGTTCAAGGAACTTCGGGATGAGCATCCCGACTTCCACAACGCCGAACTGCACCTCAAAACTTCGACCCCCGGCCTGCACACCGCAATGCAGGACTGGTGCCCCGGCCTGTATGTGCACTACGCCGTGTGGCCCACCGAAGCGCTCCGCGACTTCTACGGCCGCCAACATGTCCTGCTCGCCCCTTCACGCGGGGAAGGCAAGAACGTGCCCGCCCTGGAGTTCATGTCCACCGGCGGCACGGTCATCGCCACCAACTGGGGCGGCCCCACCCAGTGGCTGTCCAACCAGTACGCCTACCCGCTGGACTTCGAGCTGCAACCCCAATCCCCGGCCACACCCGACTGCCGCAACGCCCGCGCCGACAAGGACCACCTCAAGGCGCTGATGCTGCACACCTACCGCACCCGCGCCGAGGTCGCCCGCAAGGGGGCGATGGCCGCCCGCGTCATCCCCGCCATGTGCGGCTGGGAACCGGTTCTGGAACGGCTGTTCACCAAACTGGCCGAACACATTCCCACCACCGGCCCCCAACTCCAGCACGCCTACCGCGCCGCGAAGACCGCCCAGGAAACCCGAGGGCTGGTGCGCACCGTTGGCTGAAACCATCGAGGTCCGCTGCCCCGTCGGACCCCAGCGGCTGTTCACCAAACTCAAGCTGGGCGAGGAGGCCGCCCGCATGGTGCAACCGGCCAACCTCATCGAGTTCACCTGCCAGGACTGCACCGGCAAGACCAGCCGAGCGCAGGGCCACGCCGTGAAGGTGTTCCACCGCTACAACTTCCTCGGCGAGCTGGTCGAGACCATCGTCGAGCCCAGGTAGCCACAGGGTTTCCCAACCTCTCCATCCGATTAGACACAACGACCCGTCCGAGGCAGGGGAGTGTCGTTGTGGCTAGCAAGATCGTAGAAGGCTTTTCGCTGACGCACGCGGCGATCCTGGATGGGGCGACCGGGGCCGAGGAGGTCGCGGGCGACATCTACGGTGTGCGCTCGGGCACCATCGCCGCCGACACCGGCAACTACGACAACACCGGTGATGACGCCGTGTTGTCCTCGTGGTTCTGGTTCAACTTCGCCACCGTGACGATCCAGGCCGGGTACGTGCCGTTCGACACCATCGCGCTGCTGTCCGGCGCCACGGTGACTTCCTCCGGCACCGCCCCCAACGACTACTACAGCCTTCCGCTGTGGGACACCGACTCCCTCAACCAGCCGCCCCGCCCCATGGTGATTCGGGTGCCGGCCAAGGACGTGGCAGGTCTGACCCGAACCATCGACTTCGTGCTTTACCGGGTCCAGTTCGGCCCGTTCTCCTTCGACGGCCCCAGCTACAAGAGCGGGTTGCTGTTGAACTACACCGGCCGCGCCGTGGTGTCCTCGGTCGACGAGACCGGTGCGGCCCTGACGAAGAAGGCCGTCGGGCGAATCATCAACCGCCCCGCCACCTAATACAACACCCAACGCCAACCACACGGAGCCCTTGGAGGCGAGTTGTGTCTGAGCTGGACGCCCTAGACCCCGTACCCGAGACGGTGAAACTGTCCTCGGGTACCACGGTCGTCCTGGAAGACCTCAAGGCCAGGCAGTTCTTCAAGCTGCTGCGCATCATCACCGTCGGCGCCCTGCCGGCCATCCAGGACACCTCCATGTTGCGGATGGACCCCAACAGCGACCCCGCCGAGTTCGGCGCCCGGCTGCTGTCGGTCATGGTGCTGGCCATCCCCAACGCCGAAGACCAGGCCATCGACTTCCTGCGTTCCATGGTCAAGCCCCACGGGCTCATCGAGCGGCGCGGCATCAACAAACAGGACACCGAACGCAACCAGGCGTTGTGGGAGGCCCTGTACGTCGAGCTGGACAACCCCGAACTCGATGACCTGGTCACCCTCGTCGAGGCGATCGTGCGGCGCGAATCCGCCGACATCCAGGCACTGGGAAAGCGCCTGGCGGGGATGCTGAAGATGGCCGAGAAGACCGGCCAGATCCCGGCGCCCCCGCAGCAGACATCGCCGACGCAGACCTCCTCGGTGGGTTCAGTCGAGCCTTCGACCTCCTCAGTCACGAGTACGGATGGGACGACCAGCAGCTCGGTGACCTCACTCTCCGTCGATTCCGTCAGTGCGTCGCTGCCGTTCGAGAACGGCGTCACTACCAGCGGTGGGAACGCGACCAGTGGCTGATCTGGCAGACCCGAACCATCTCGACGTTCGTGGCGGCCACCGTGCCCGTTGAGCGTCCCGGCGCCGCCAGTCCGCTGCTTGAAGTCGCCCAGAGCATCGGGGAGCCGCCAGGCGAGGACACCACACCGGCCGGGCACGCCGAGCCCGTCGAGGGCTCCTTTGAACGGTTCATGGGCAGCTTCGGCAATCCCGCGAGGTGGGCGGGCCGCTAACGCGGGGAGGTGAGACGTGAGCCAGCCAGACGGCGAACGTATCGTCCGGTATAAGGCCGTCGCCGACTTCTCCCAACTGTTCATCGAGGCGGCGGCGGCCGAAGCCCGCCTGCGGGCACTACAAGCCGAGGCCAACAAGCTCGGTGGCCGGGGCGGCGCCCACGGCGGCGCAACCCCGGCCCAGGTTACCGCCGACCTCACCCGCCACACCCAGGCCGTCGAACGCGACGGCGCCGCACTGACCCGGCACAGCACCTTCCAGGAGCGCTTCACCCACTCCCTGGCGCAAACCAGCGCCGAGATGCGCAAGCAGGAGACGCACGAGGAGCGGCTTGGGGCACTGCGTCGAAAGAACGCCGAGACCCTGCGCCAGCAGCAGGCCCAGGGCGGGCTCAAGGGCGACGACCGGCTACGGGCCAACGTCGCTCGCGACTTGGCCGACATGGAGAAGCTGGGCGCGATGGCCCGGTCCCTGTCGGAGAAGGCCAACCAGGACGCGCTACGCACTTCCGCATTGCGGGGCAGCCTCAGCAACCGCGCCGCCGCCGACATCGAGAAGTTGACGCAGCTCCGCTTGTCCGGCGCCCGCCGCGTGGCCGCCGACGAGGCACGTGAAGCCCGGACCGCCGAACAACACCTGCTGCGGATGGCGACCCTGAATCAGCGGGCGCAGAGCCAGCAGCGTGGGCCGGGACTCTTTCGCGGAATCTTCGATGTCGTCGCCGGGTTCGGCCGCGCCGGGGCGGCGGGCGTGCGCGCGGCCAAGAACGTGGAGGGCGCCTGGAACCGCACCAGAAACGCCATGGTCAGTGCGTCGCGCAGCCTGGCCGGCTCAGCCGTTGGCGGCTCGGGTGGCGGGTTCATTGGCGGTTTCAACCGCACCCTGAACGACCTGGGGGACTGGTCCAGCGGCAAACTCGGCAAGTTCATGAAGGCGATGCTCAGCTTCCGAGGGCTGATCGTCCTCGCCGTCGCCACTCTGGGACCACTGATCGCCACTCTCGGCGCGCTCGGTGGTGCCGCCATTGGGGCGGCCAACATCCTGGTTTCCCTTGGCGGCTCCGTGGCCGTACTACCCGGTCTTTTCCTCGCCGCTGCCACCGGCATCGGCGCGTTGATCACCGCCGTCGTCCCCATGATGGGCGTGTTCAAGGCGTTCCAGGCCCAACAGAAGCTCCTCACCGTCGGCACCGCCCAGCTCGCTCAGGCTCATCACGACGCGGCACAGAAGGTTGCCGACGCCCAACACGCCTACCAGGACGCCAGCAAGAACGTCGTCGATGCCCAGTTCAGTGAACAGCGCGCCCAACTGAGTCTCAACGACGCGCGCCAGCAGGCCACCCGGGACCTGCAAGACATGCGAACCGAGCTGTCGCGGGCGTCCCTCAACGAGGAAGGGGCCATCCTCAACCTGCGCCAGGCTCAACTGGACTACCGCAAGAGCCTCGCCGACTCCAACGCCACCATGCTGGACCGCCAGCAGGCGCTATACCGGGTAAAGGTGGCCGAGAACGATCTCTCGGATGTCCGCACCAAAAACACCCGTCTGGCCCAGGACACCGCCGTGGCCGAACGGCGCGGCGTCGAAGGCAGCGAACAGGTCATCGGTGCGAAGAAGGCCGTCGCCGACGCCAACGCCGCCGCAGCTACCGCCACCTACCAGCTTCAGAAGGCCAGCTACGACCTCGCGTTGGCGCAGAAGGAACAGGCCGCCGGGGGACAGCAGCTCTACCAGGCCAACCAGGAACTGGAGGCCCAACTAGGAAAACTCGGCCCCAACGCCCGCAAGGTCGCCTTGAGCCTCCTCGGCCAATCCGACGCTTGGCACGCCATCCAAAAGCGGGTTGGTGAAGGCATCTTCACCCCCGTTTCCAGGGAGCTGGGCCGCATCCCGACCGCCCTCGGGATCGTCAACACCCTGCTCGGCAAGTCCGCTGACGCCATCGGTGCGGTGGTCGGCAAGGGCCTGGAGATGGTCACCTCCGGGCCGTGGGTGTCCGACTTCGGCCGGCTCGCCGACAGCAACGCCACCATCATCGGCAAGTTGGGCGACGCCGCCCTGTTCGTGGCCAGTGCGTTCAAGGACATCGCGGTTGCCGCCATCCCCTTCACCGAATGGATCAGCGGCGCCGTCCGTGACCTGGCTAAGAACTTCGCTGACTGGGCCGACTCCGCCCGCCGCAGCGGCGCCATCGCAGACTTTCTGCGCACCACCGAGGAGCGGCTGACCGCTGTCAGCACGATCGTCAACAACATTTGGACGCTGTTCTCTTCGCTGTTCTTCGCCTCCAATGACTTCTCCGGGGGACTGCTCAACGACATCGTCAAGATCACCGATAAGTGGGCGGCCTGGGGCCAGACCCAAGCCGAGACCGGAAGCACCTTCCGCAACTGGCTGGATAACATCAAGCCGCTGTTGCATTCGGTGTGGAGCCTGGTTGAGCAGTTCGCCATTGCATTCGGCAAAATCGCGGCTGATCCTCGCAACATCCAAGAGGCGCAGCGCATCCTCGACGCCCTGGCCAACAAGGTGCTTCCGTCGCTGGTCGGCATCTTCGGCAAACTGTCGGAAAGCCACGCCATCTCCAACATCGCCAAGGGATTGGGCTCGTTGTTCGGTTCCATCGAGCGTTTCCTCAACAACGGCGGCTCGCTGGTTCTGACCACCTTCTTCGGTTCGCTGATCACATTGCTCGCCGGGATCGCTTGGGTGCTGTCCCAGCCTGGCATCGCCCAAGGGTTGGGGTACCTGATCACCGGCTTGTCCTTCCTGGCTGCTATCTCGGTGATCGGCAAGTACACCGGCCTGTTCAAACTCATCGACTATCTGGCCCGGCTCGCCGCCCTGCGTGGCGGATTGCAAGCCGTCAAGGGCGTCCTGAAGGACTTCTTCACCGGCAAGGCTCTCGGTACGACGGCCGCCGCCCAGGCGGCGGCTACACCGATGGAGGCCGCCGCTGACACCATGCTGATCGCCGCCCGCGCAATGCAGGCCGCCGCTGACACCATGTTTGTCTCCGCCGAACTCAACCAGCGCGCGGCGGTTGGGCAGGACGCCGCCGCTGTGGCCACCACCAGAGGCGCCGGCGTCGCCCGAGCCGGCGGCGCCGTAGCGGGGGGTGCCGCAACCGCCGGCACCGGCTTGCTGGGCGGCCTGGCCGCACGCGGCCTGACCCTCGGGCCGATCGCGGCCATCGCCGCTGCGGTGTTCCTGGCCGTCAACGCCATCAAAGACGGCCTCACCCAAGGCGGCAAGTCCGGTGCCCAAGCCGGCAACGTCAACGACATGATGCCGGCCAGCTCGGAGTTCGCCAAGAACCCGGGGCTGGGCACCGGCGCAAAAGCGCTCATCGAGATCAATCCGCTGGTTGCACCGTTCAAGGTGGCTGCGTTCGAGATCCGCCGATTCTTCTCCAGCGATCAGATCGGCAAGATGCTCACCGCCGCCAAGACTTACTTGGAGGGCCGTTACCCCGGGCTGTTCGTCGGCATCCAAACCGCCTGGAACATCGCTTGGCAAAAGCTGGAGTCGCTGCCGGTCGTTGGGCGGGTGATGGAGCGAATCGCCAATCGGATCACTACCGCACTCGGCGGCAACAAGACAGAAGCGTTGGGCAAGTCGGTCAACGGTATCGGCCCTGCGCTGGAGAAGGCGCTCAAGTCCCTCGGTCCATCCTTCAGCAACATGATCGGTCTCTTCGACACGCTGTCCCGCAAGACGAAGACGTCCAACGAGGTCGCCGAGGCGTACGGCGCCACCTTGGACAACATCGGCAAAGACAACTCGATCTCCGCACGGGATGGCCTGAGCCAGTACTCACTGATGCTGGACACGGTCAACGACGCCAACCTGACCGCCAACGCTCGGGCCGGTGTCTACAGTCAGTTGCTGGACAGCATCGCCGCCAACGCCTCCAGCCAGGCCGACAAGATCGCCCCGCTGACCAAGGCGTTCAACGACATCGCCGCCGCCACGCTGGACGCCTCCACCAAGGCCGATCTGCTGCGGCGGGCGTGGGACCAGCTCAAAGACCCGGCCATCAACGCCTACGAGGCCACCGACAACCTCGCCACCGCCGAGGACAACCTCAAGGACGCGGTGGCGAAGTCGGCCACCACCATCGACAAGAAGACCGGCCACGTCAAGAACAACAAGGACGCGATCGTCGATGCCGCCAAGGCCGCCCGTGACGCCTACTTCGCCGAAATCGCGCAGGGCGACGTCAGCGAGGCGGTGGCCCGCCAGCACCTCACAGACAACCTCGCGCGGCTTGACAAAGAGGTCGGCGGAACCGGGAAAGTCAAGGCGGCGGTCAAGGAACTCTTCGACATCTACGCCGCACCACCGCCGCAGACCGAGCTGACCGTCGACATCAGCGGCCTGGACAAGGCGATGGCGGGCATGGAGCAGCTCATCGTCGCGCAGTACGTCGTCGCTCATCCCAACGAGCCGGATGTGCTCATCAAGGCTTACACCTTCGCTGCCCGCGTGCTTCAGACGGCCACCGCCTTCGCCAATGCCGCCTCCGTTTACGAGCGTGCCGGCAAGCCCGTGGAAAAGGGCTCGCTCGTGCCCCGTACCCGAGGTGACCAGTCCGGCGGCTTGATCGAGGGCACCTACGACGGCCGGGTAGACACCGAGCACCGGCGGCTGACCATTGGTGAGTTCGTCACCCGTAAGCGGGTCGTGGACAAGCCGTATGCCAAGCAGGTGTTGCGGGACCTCAATGAGGAGCGCCTGGACCCGGCCGACTTCTACGCCGCCCTCAACCTCGCCACCAGCCCCCGGGCAGCCTATTTCAACCCGCCGCCCCGGGTTAGCGGCGCGTCGATCGTCAACAACAACTCGACCAGCAGCACCCGCAACGCGGGCCTGCACGTTGGTGACGTGACCATCAACAACCCGGTCCGGGAACGCTCCGATCGATCTATGCGGCGCACCCTGCAAACCCTCGCGTACCTGCACGACAAGTAATCGAACACACGAGCAGTGGAAGGAGGCGACGATGGCCAGCAGCAGCGACGAATACTGGATGATCGATGGCGTCAGCCTGCACCAGTACGGCTGGTCGGTGGCCACCGTCGGCGGCTCCCGCTACGACCTGCCCCCACGCCGGGGCGAGAACATTCAGCTCGCCTACCGACATGGGCGGGTACACCGCAGAAAATACGCCGACTCCCGCACCATCGAGCTGATCATGTGGGTGACCGGCGTCGACCCGGCCACCGGCAACTCGGTCGACGACGCTCGGCTGCAATGGAACGACTCCTGGGATTTCCTGCGCCGCCTGGTGTGGAAACCCAACGGCGCCCAGGTCACCCTGACTCGCCGCTGGTTTTTGACTGTGGATGGGGTGCGCACCATGGTCGCCTCCGACGCCCAGGCCGAAATCGCCGACACTATGGCCCCCACCATGACGGGGCGGCACCGCGCTGATTTCACCATGGTCCTGTTGCTGGCCGACCCGTACTTCTACGGCGACCAGGTCGTGGAAACCCTGGGCATCGACCAGCCGGTGACCGTCACCAACACCGGCTACGACGAGGCCATATCCACTGTGCAGGTCGACCTGCGTGGCCCGTTGACCAACCCCAAGGTCACCAACGCCATCACCTCGCCCAACGTTTGGTTCCAGTACAACGGCATCGTGCCGGCCGGTCAGGTGCTGCGTCTGGATGTTGGTGCCTACACCGCTACCCAGACCAACACCGTCACTCCGACCCCGCCGGTCATCACCGCGATGCGGGCGGTGGCCAACGGCAAGTACGTGTGCGCCGAAAACGCGGGCGCGGCCCCGCTGATCGCCAATCGTGACGCCATCGGCCTGTGGGAGCAGTTCAACCTCATCGACGCCGGCAGTGGCTTCGTCGCCCTGCAATCACGCGTCAACAACAAATACGTCACCACCGAGTCGGCCGGGCAGGCGTCGCTGATCGCCAACCGCACCGTCATCGGGCTGTGGGAGAAGTTCCGCCTTCTCATCAACCCCGACACCACCGTCAGCCTCCAATCCGACGCCAACGGCAAGTACGTCACCGCCGAAAACGCCGGGGGCAAGCCGCTGATCGCCAACCGTGACGCCATCGGCCCGTGGGAGAAGTTCCAGTTCACCGACCCCGCCTACCAGGTCGGCAACGTCGTGGGCGCCATCACCCACGGCGGCGCCCGGTCCTGGCTGGGGCTGCTGCCCGGCGAGAACATCCTCACGCTGACCGCCGAATCCGGGACCGGCTCGGCCGTCCTGCGCTTTCGACCCCCGCATGTGTAGGCGCAGCCCATGACCGACTCCCTGACCCTGTGGAACCCGTCGCTGAGCGTCGTTGTGACCAGCGTTGACCTCGGCACTGTTATGGCCGGCTCCAGCGGCGACTGGCGTTTCCAGGTCAAGAACCTCTCGGCCGTCTACCGCGCCACCAACGTGGCGGTCAGCCTCTACGGCAGCGACGCCGAGCAGTTCTACCTGTCCCTTGACGGGTACCGCTTCACCGCCAGCTTGGCCCTGGGCGACCTGCCACCCCGAGCCACCTCAATTCTGCTGACCCTGCGGCGGGTCACCCCGTCCGGCGTCGGGCTCGGCGCTCACACCTGCAACCTGCGCATCCAAGCCCAGACCTGGCACTGACGCGGGCACCCAGGGGAAGAGGAGAACCGAATGGCAGCCACACCCTACGGGGCATTCCTGTCGGCGCTGTTCGCCGGCCAGCTCGACTACCAAAGCGACACCTTCAAGCTGATGCTGGCCACCGCCAGCTACACCCCCAACGTTGACACCGACACCACCGTGGATCAGGTCGTCGCCGCCGAGGCCAGCGGTACCGGCTACACCCCCGGCGGCGCCACCCTCACCGGTCTGGACTCCAGCTACGACGCGGTCAACGACTGGACCGTCATCACCGCTGACCCAGTGTCTTTCACCGGCGCCACCGTCAGTTTCCGCTACGCCGTCATCTACCGCGCCACCGCCGCTCAGCCGCAAACCCTCATCGGCTACATCGACGTCGGTTCCACCCAGACGATCACCAACAACGACTTCGGCTTTTCCTTTCCCAACGGCCTGATCCGGTTCAAGCGCACCGCCTAAAACAGCACTGGAGGAACACCGATGGGCAGGCTGAGCGACACCGTCATGAACGCGGTCCTCGACGAGCTGTTCGGCGGCGCCAACTACACGCCCCCGGCGACCGTCTACATTGGACTATCAACGACCGCGCCGGGCAACGACGGCGCCACCGCCACCGAACCGGTCGGCAATGGCTACGCCCGCGTCGCCACCGTCAACGACCTGACCAACTGGCCGGCGGCGACCGGCCGAGCCAAGAGCAACGCCGCCGCCATCACCTTCCCCACCGCCAGCGGCGCCTGGGGCACCGTGACCGACTTCGTTGTCTACGACGCGGCCAGTGGCGGCACCTTCTACGCCTGGGGGGCGTTGGTGACGCCGCAGGTCATCTCCGCCGCCACCACCCCCTCATTCGCCCCCGGAAGCTTCATCGTCACCGGACCGGGCGCCTAACCCATGCCCAGCAACGACCTGATCGCCAACGCGGTCATCGTCGACATTGCCACTGACGGTGGCACCTACATCTCACCGGCAATGGACAACACCGCATTCGGCGTCGAAGCCAACGAACCGGCGGCCGTCAGCGGCAACTACCGAACCGCCTGGTGGCGCTACACACCACTGGCCTCCGGCACGGTGGACCTGGACACCCACGCGACCACCCTCATCTCCGGGTCGACCGACACCGTGCTGGTTGTCTACACCGGTACACCTAACCCGGGTGTCAACGGCTGGGGCCTCACCGAGGTCGCCTACAGTGACGACGACTCCGGATTCGGCGTCACGTCGGGCATCAACGGCCTGGCCGTCAGCGCCGCGACGACCTACTGGATCCGGGTCGGGGCCTTCGACCTCGCCTACCTTATGAACTACGTGTTGGCCGTCACCGGCCCGCATAGCACACAGCCTCCCACCGTCGTGGTGGACCTGGGTACCTCCGCGACGCTGAGCCTTGACAAGGCGTTGGCTAGCTCCGATCTGGGCATCGACATCTTCACCGGCCCGCTGCTGCTAAGCCCCGACCCGATCGACGTGTACGTCCAGGTCGCCGCCACCTACGTCCAACCCGTGGCACCCATCGACGTCTATATCACCGTCGGCCCGGTGTCTTACGCGGCGGTGCAGCACCGGGCGGTACAGCCCGCAGACGGCGCCACGGTGCCCATCCGGGCGCCCAGCTTCGTCATCCAGCTCACTCGGACCTTCGGGCACCTGACCACTGCCGAGGTCCACGTCAGCTACAGCTACCTCGATGCCGGCACACCCACCACCGTCGAAATGTCCAAGACCGTCGCGGTACTTCCGGGTCTCAACCAAGTCACCCTGTTGGCCGTCGGACCGATCCCGGCCGATGACATCGAATGGACCTACTGGATCGACTTCGGCGGGATACCGACCCCGGTCAGCGTTACCCGGTCTTTCACCATCGACACCTCCGCCTTCGACTACGACACCCAGATCACCTGGACCGCCGCCGCAGGCATTCCGGTGCCGCACCTGTGGATGGTCTACCCGGCCGTCGCTGACCCCGGCGGCCGCGCCACGGTCTTCGGGCACGGAATGACCGAGGGCGCCGGCACCGTGAGCATCTCCGGCACGCCGGCCGACATCGAGGACTGGACCTGGGTACCGGCCAGCCCTCGATCCACCGGCGATGACCGGCTCATCGACACCATCACGGGCGTGGCCGACCCCGAGCACTTCGAGGTCGTCTTCGTCGTCCCACACGCCCAAAGCGGGCGACTGATCCTTCAGGACTAGCCGATGCCCACCAGCAACTCCCTGCCCTTCGTCGTCAAATCCGCCCCCGCCCTCCAGGAAACCGGGTGGGAGATCACCGTCCGCGACGGCATCACCTACCAGCAGGTCGGCGGCTCCGACGCGGTCATCACCGACTTCGTGTCGCTGTCTATCGCACCGGAGCTAAACGCCCCTGGTGCTGGTTCCATCACGATGAACCTGGACAGCCCGATGTGGTCGACCCTGCTGGCCAACGGGCAAGACCCCCGCGAATGGCTAAATGCATTCGAGCACCTATGGGAGGTGTGGCAGGACGGCGTCGTGCGCTTCCAGTTTCTGGGCACCAACGTCGATGAGCGCTACATCGAGGATGACGAGTCCCGCCAGATCACCATTTCCGGCCCTGGCATCGCCCACATGCTGAGCTGGGCCTGCGTCCTGCCGCCCGGCTATCCGCCCACCCAGGAGGAGCCACCCGCCGGGCTGGAAGACCCCAGGACCCTCAAGTACATCCCCCGCTATCCTATCGACTGGCCGGCGATGCGGATCTGGCTCGACCAGTTGCGCCGCGCGCAGGCGCGCGGCACCCTGCCGTGGATCTCGGTGTCGTTCACCGAATCAGCCGACTCCGGCGGCACCCCGTGGGAGGTGGTGCAAACCCCGGCAGAGGTCGCCGACCCGGCCACCGGCATTCAGTTGGATCTGGGCACCAACCTGCTCGACCTGCTGGGCGTGCACACCGGGCAGGATCTGACCCGCCAGTTCGCCGAACGCGTCGAGTGGTACATGCGCCCATGGTTTTGGCTCGACGTCCAGAAGACCATCGGCGTGCACCGGGAAAACGCCGTCGTGTTCTACGAGGGCGGCATCACCACCCTGGAACGCAGCCGTTCCCGCGACGACGTCGCCAACTACGTCGTCACCATCGACGAGAACGGCAGCACCTCCTTCGCGTATGACACCGACTCCATCTCCCGGTGGAACCAACGCGAGCAGCTCAACACCCAGAACCGCAACGTCACCGACTCATCGCGCCGGCAGGCGCTGACTCACCTCTACCTCGACTTGCACAAGGACGAGAAAGACCAGTGGACCATCCAGGTCCCCTACGACCAGGCCAACCGTGTCCCGTTCATCGACTACGACATCGGCGACTGGATCGGTGTGTGCCGCTTCAACCCGACCGGCACCTCCACCCCGAGCATCTACCGGGTCATATCGATCGTCGTGCACGTCGAAGGTGAACAGACCACCGTCGAGCTGACGCTGCGCACGGCACTGCAAGCACTCCAGATGTCCCTGCAAAGCCAGCTCACATCCCTGATCAACGGCCTGGCCAGCGGGGTCAACACCCCACCGTCGAACGTCGTCTCAACGGTCTCCACCGACGCCGGGGTCTCCCTATGGTCCACCTCCAAGGGCGACCAGGTCATCGGCCTACCCGAACTGGTCAAGAACCTCGAAACTCAGGGTCTTTCCACCAGCAAGATGCTCTCGGCCACCATCTCCAGCGGCCTCACCTACAACCTGACCGGCGATCAGAGCGTGACACCCCTGCACCTGACTCTGGAACCAGGACGGTGGCTGGTCACCCTTGACGCCGGCTACGATAGCGACTTTCCGCTGCTGATCCGCTGGGCTATCACCGCTACCACGGGATTCACCGCCCACCGGGTCCTGGCCAACACGCTGGCGCTGTCCGGCGCGTGCTACTACGCGGCCTGGAACGAGAACGCCGCCTACCCGCAAACAGACGCCTACCTCGACCTGGCGTTGACCGAACGCATGTGGCTCAACGTCAGCGGCACAGGCACGATCACCCCCGTCTTCGGGATGGGCGTCACCGGCGACCTGCATCTGCTTGCCGGCACAACCCTCGCCGCGATCAACTCCCGCGCATGACACCCGCACACGCGCTGGTCATCAGCCTTCCCCGTCGACCGGAGCGGCTCGACGCCTTTCGCGCCCGTTGGGACGCGCTGGCCCTCGACATCCCCTTGGACGTGATTCCCGGCGTCGACACCGGCAGCGATATGGGCTGCCTGCACGCTCACCAGGCCGCGCTGCGGGCCGGCTTTCCACCACCTGTGCTCGTCTTGGAAGATGATGCCGTATTTGCCCCCGGACTCAGCCTCACCCTCGATCCCCCCAAGGACTGGGAACTACTGTGGCTGGGGGGCTGGCACCGATTCCCGCCGGCATCCGTCACCGGGTCCTGGCATCGTCCGGTCAATATGTGGGGCACTCACGGTTACATCGTCCGGGAACCCGCTAGATTTGGCGCGGCGCTTCAGGATGCGGCTGGTGTCAAAACCCCCGGCACCCGAGGCACGGCACTGAACACGGCACCCCTGACTCAATACGTTCACGTGCCGCACCTCGTCGGACAGGCCGCCGGGCACAGCGACATCAGCGGTGTCGACTGGCCTGTAGACCGGTTCTGGCAGCCAGCCGAATGACCGACCGCTAGATAACCGCCCACCACCCCGGGTAGTAATGAATAGGTGGCCTTGACAAAACGGGGGTTCAAGGTGGAGTTCGTTCCGGTCGTCGCCATGCTCGCGCTGATCGTCAAGTTCGTCGACTTTCTGCGCTACGCCAAGGCACGAGACATCAACGGTGTCGTCACCCAGCTCATCGTCTGGGCATCCGGCGTCGGTGGGCTGCTGCTCGTCGCGCAGACCCAATGGGCCGGCATGATCAGCGTGGCCGGTACGCCGCTGTCGCGGCTAAGTTTCTGGTCTCTGGTTTTCGCCGGGCTGAGTGTGTCCTCGGGCGCTTCGCTGGTGAAGGACACACTCAAGAGCGTCGACAACAAGAACACCTCCGCCATCCCCACCCTGCTGCCGCCGGGGCCGGCGAACCCGCCGGGCTCGACACCACCGGCGAATCCCGCCGGGTGAACCAGACCGGCCACTTGCACGGTCGATTCGGGGTAGGTGTGGCTGAACCAACTCGCAGAACACGACGCATCCGCAGCGTCGATGTCACAACGTTCGCCGATGAAGTGGCCGACGCCCTACGCGCGTTCGGCCACGACGTGTCCTACGCGGTGTCCATGGCCCGCGCCGCCGTAGCCATCGAAAGTAAACGCCGGGCCTGGGAAGCCCGCAAGGAAATACGCGCCGCCGAGGCCGCCGCCCGCATCGAATGCGCCAGCCACGACTTCCACTGCCACGCGCAGGCCCCCTGCGGTGTGGGCGACTGCAAGTTCGCCCAGGGCGAACTGAGTCAGCTTCACGTCAACGCCGGTAGCGGAAAGGTCATTCGGCCACAGCGCCACGACACCGCCGACTACAGCATCGAATCGGCCGTCGCCGCCCTCCTCGAACATCGAAAGGCCGCTTAGCCGGCGAAACCCCGAAGCAAAACCCTGACCAGTTCCCGGTAGATGCCAGTAACGGCATCAACACGCGGGGGATCGGTTGCTGGTCGACGTACGCGCCCTACCCAGGGACACACGGCTGGCAGCGGCCGAGCGGATCCGCACCGCCAGCGACTTCACCCTGCCTGAGCTGGAATGGTTCAACACCCAACCCTGCCAGCGGCACACCTCCCTGGAGGAGGGCATCGCCCAGGTGCCCCCCTGCCGGCGCTGCGGCATCCGCTTCCGCAAGCATCAACGCGTCGGGATCGCCTGGTTGTTCATGCGCGGCCGGGGGCTGATCGCAGACCAGGTCGGACCACAACCTCTGCACGCTCAGGTGCTCACCCCGACCGGCTACCGCCGGATGGGCGATCTGAGCGTTGGCGACGCGGTTATCGACCCGGACGGGCAGACCAGCGCGATCACCGGGGTCTACCCCCAGGGGGAGCAGAGCGTTTACCGGATCACTTTCTCTGATGGCACCTGGGCTGAATCGACCCTCAACCATCTATGGAAGATTCGTGGCCCGATCGAGCCCTACCGGACCCGGGTCGGCCGCGAGTACCGCGACGGCGAAGTCTGGCACGTGCGGACACTCGATGAGATCAGCCGACGAGCGAAATCTTCGGCTGTTCCGTTGATCGCGCAGCCGCCCGACTTCGCTGAGGCCGATCTGCCGCTCGACCCGTACTTGCTCGGTCTGCTCCTGGGCGACGGATGTCTCAGCCGGAATACCCCACAGTTCCTGTCCGCCGACCTAGAGCTTCTGAATGCAGCTCAGCATCTCCGGCCCACGGGGTGGGGCTGGAGCTACGCCGGACATCGGACCGGATGTGAAATCTACTCCTTTCCGGGTGGTGCATCGATCCTCCGAGACCTCGGTCTCTACCGGCACCGGGCTTGGAACAAGTTCGTACCCCAGCAGTACAAGTGGGCCTCAGCTAAGACGCGCTTGGCAGTGCTCCAGGGGCTTATGGATACCGATGGCAACTGGGCTTCCGGTTCGGTCGAGTTCGCCTCGACATCGCCGCAGCTCGCCCAGGACGTGGCTGACCTTGCTCGGTCGCTCGGCCTGCGTACCTCTGGGCCACACCCCCGTGAGACCTTCTACACCTACCAAGGTGAGCGCAAGGCGGGCCGGACCGCGTATCGCGTTTGTATCGCGGAGACCGACGAAATCCGGGTCTTCCGGTTGGATCGGAAGCTGCGTCCGCAGCCGCGCCGTCGGTTGCGCGGCGACTTGACGAATGCTGGTGCCCGGCAGGGCTGGCGACGTGACCAGCGGGTCAAGTGGATCAGGAAGATCGAACACATCGGGCAGATGCCGGTGCAGTGCATCTCCGTTTCCGCGCCGTCGCAGCTCTACGTCACCGACAACTGGACGGTCACTCACAACACCGGTAAAACCGGGCAGGCCGCCGGGCTGTTGGCCTGCTGCAAGCAGGTAGGTGAACTCGACGAGCACCGCGCCGTGGTCATCGTGCGGCCCTCCGCGCTGCCGCAGTGGTACACCGAGCTGCAACGCTTCCTGCCCAAGCTGGCCATCGGCACCGCCACCGGCACCCGCCAGCAACGCATCGAGCGCTACCTGTCCCCGTGGGACATCCTGCTCACCGGCTACCAGATGTTCGTGCGGGACCGGGAGCTGATCGAGAACTTCCCCGTCGGGACGCTGATCGTCGATGACGTGGACGCCCTGCGCAACCCGACCAACCAGACCGCTTATGCCATCAAGCGGCTGGCTCGTTCCTGCTCCCGGGTCGTCCTGCTGACCGGCACCCCGTTGCAGAAGCGGCTACACGAGCTGCACTCCGTGCTGGAACCGGTGGGTGGTAACGAGGTCTTCGGCACCGCCACCGCCTTTCGGCTGCGCTACGTCCGTGAAGAACTCGTCAGCGTGTACAACCCGCACGCCGGTCGGCTGGTCAAGACCCGCAAATGCATCGGCTACAAGAACCTGGACGAGTTCAAGACGCTGATCGCCCCGTTCGCGCTGCGTCGAACCCCCGAAGACATCGACGACGTGGACCTACCGGTCATCAGCCCACCAAACAACATCTACCTCGACCTGTATCCCGTCCAGGCGCAGCGCTACGCCGAACTCCGCAAGGGCGTCCTGAAGATCATCAGGAGTGAAGGCGCCACCGTCAAACGCGCTAAGGCCGCCGCCCAGTTCCTGTACGGGGCGAAGATCTGCGCTGGGCTGGCCACTCTCGGTGAACCGGACGGTCCCGCCACCAGCGTCAAACTCGACTGGATCGAGAACATCCTGGTCGACGGCGACCTGTCGGATGAGAAGGTCGTCGTCTTCTGCCACTTCACCGACGCCGTCGCGGCCCTGGCCAAACGGCTGGCCGGCAACGGCATCGGTCACGAGGTCATCTGGGGTCGCGACAACAACAAGACCAACCGTGCCCGCGCCCAGGCCCGGTTCTGGGATGACCCCACCTGCCGCGTCCTGGTCGGCACCGAGGCCATCGAACAGAGCCTCAACCTTCAGGTCTCCCGCCACCTCATCAACATGGATCAACTGATGAACCCGGCCAGGATGACCCAGCTCGCCGGCCGTATCCGCCGCGACGGCAGCTCATATAAGACCGTCTACATCCACAACCTGTTGGCCCGAGGCACCCAAGAGGAGGGCTACCTCGATGTCCTCGGCCGAGAACAGGCCCTCGCAGATCACGTGTGGGGCGAGTCCAACCAGCTCTACGAGGCACTGAATCCCTTGGCCATGCTCCAGCTCATCGGCCGATCTGCGGGGTCTCGATGACCCAACCACCAGACCCGCGCGGGGTGCTGGCCATCCGGCTGGCCGCCAACGAATCCGGCGCCGAAACCATCCGCGACTACCTGTGCGAGCTGCTGAGGCGGCTGTGGGCGGAGGGTTCTGAGTTCAGCGCCAAGCGACCCTTCGGCGATTCCGACTGGCAATGGTGCGTCGCCGACGCCCTGGTTCGGGAAGGGCTGGTCACCGGCCAGCGCGATCAGGACGGCGACCTGTACGAGGTGGACTGGACCGTCATTGACCGGCTGATGTCCGCCGCCATCCGCGTCATGTGTGAGGAGCATCAGTGAGCAACACCGATCACCGCCACACCGAGCCGATTCGCCAGACCAGCGCGCCGTGTCAGGTCCACGAGCGGCACGTCCCGCCCACGCACATCAATGAACACCACCACGTGTGGCCCAAGGGCGACGGCGGGCCGGACATCCCGGAGAACGTCATCACGGTGTGCGCCTCCGGGCACAACTCCATCCACCTGCTCATCGACCTGTTCAAGACCAACCAGGGGCACATCCCCTACTCGGAGTTGCGCACCTTCGCCTACGCCGAACGCCGCTTCGCCAAGCTCGGCTACGACCGCATCACCCGGGGCGCGATGTGAACGGCGGAGACCTGATGCTCGTCGGCGGCCTGATGATGTTCGTCGGCGGGATCATCTTCGTCGTAGCGATGACCAGCGGGCGGGGTCGATAGGTGGACGCCCGGACGGAAGCAATGATTCGTGATCACATGGGTCTGGCGCAGTCACTGGCCCAGCAGGTGTGGCGCTCCGCTCCACACGCCCTGGAGCTGGAGGAGCTGCGCGCGATTGCCCACCTCGGTCTGGTCGACGCCGCTGCCCGGTGGAGACCGTACTGCCACAAGAATCAATTCGACCCGGCCCGCATCGAATACTTCAAGCCCTACGTGGCCCGGCGGGTCTACGGCGAGCTGATGGACGAGATCCGCCGGCGGGACTACGCCTCCCGATCCCTGCGCACCAAGGCCCGCGCCCTCCAGGAAGCCGGCCAGGACCGGGGCCTGTCCGAGGCGCAACTAGCCGAGCGCTCCGGGATGAGCATCAAGGAAGTCCGCGCCACCGTGCGCGGCATGGCGCAGCGTCCGGTCAGTCTGGAAGCCGAGGAGTTGGATCTGGACGCCCGCCAGGACGTGGAGTCCTGCGCCTTCACCTCCTCCGTGTTGGACAGCGTCGTGGTCGCCATCCGTGCCCTCGGTGAAGACCAGCAGGTCGTCATCGCCCTGCATTATTTCCGGGGCCTTCAGCTTCAGCAGATCGCCCGCGAGATGGGCATCACCGAATCCCACGCCTCCCAACTGCACGCGCATGCCGTGACGGCCGTGCATGCCGCGATGGTGTACGCCGCCCAAGCCAAGGATGACTGAATGCTCAGCGACATCACCATCCGCAAGCTGGCCGCCGAGGGCCGGATCATCATCGACCCACCCCCGGCCGAGGAGGCGTATCAGCCCGCGTCGGTGGACCTGCGACTGGGCCGTTCCTTCATCACCGAAGCCGGGCAAGAAGTCGAGATCCCGCGCACCGGCTTCAACGCCGTGCAACTCGGCCCGGGGGAGTGCCTGTTGGCCTGCACCCGCGAATGCGTCGGTGTGCCCGCTGACATCGTTGCCCGCGTCGAGGGAAAGTCGAGCTGGGGTCGTTGCTTCCTGATGATTCATTCCACCGCCGGCTTCATCGACCCCGGCTTCCACGGACAGATCACCCTGGAGCTGAAAAACCTCAGCAAGAGCGTGATCGCGCTGCCGCTGGGCGCCTACATCGCCCAGATCTCCTTCCAGTACCTCGACCAGCCCGCCGGGCGCCCATACGGCAGTAAGGATCTGGGCTCCCGCTACCAAGGCCAGCGCGGTGCCACCCCGGCGAGGTTCTGATGAACATCCTGCTGCAAGGCATCGTCGGATCCACCGCCTACGGCCTGGCCGGACCCGACTCCGACATCGACCGTCTCGGCCTGTACGCCGCGCCCACCGACGCCTTCCACGGGTTGCGCCTACCGATCGACAAGGCCGCCACCGTGTGCCGCAGCAAGCCCGACATCACCCTGCATGAGGCCCGCAAGTACGCCCTGCTGGCGTTGGGCGCCAATCCCACCATCTCCGAACTGATGTGGTTGCCCGACGAGCTGTACGAGGTCCGCACCCCGTTGGGTGAGGAGCTGCTCGGCCTGCGTAGCGCGTTCCTGTCCGCCGGGAGGGTGCGGGACGCCTACTTCGGCTACGCCACCAGCCAGTTCCGTCGGCTGCTGAACACCGGGCAGTTCCAGTCCAAGATGCGCAAGCGTCAGTCCAAGCACGCTCGGCACCTGCTGCGACTACTCGACCAGGGATTGGAGCTATACGCCACCGGCCGGCTGACGATTCGGGTGCGCAACCCGCAGTGGTACCTCAAGCAGGGCGAGCACATCGCCGAGGATCCCGAACGCGCCCTCGCCGTGCTCGCCGACGCGCAGTCCCGCTTCGAGTCCCTTACTTCACCACTGCCTGAACGGCCCGACGAGGCCGCCGTCGAGCGTTGGCTGCGACGGGTCCGCGCCGCGCATCTGGAGGCCGACGATGCCGCTTAGCCCCGAGGAGAAGGCCGCCGGCCGCGCCTTCCGCGACGAGATGCAGGTCGCCCTGCTGCGCAGCCACACCGCCGACCCACCCGACCATGTCGTGCCCAACTTCATCGCCCTGTACCGGCACGCCTGCCCCCGACGCCAGGGCCGCTCCACCGCCCTGGAACTCAAGGAGCGCTACATCCCCTCCCCGCCCTACCCCGACCACGGGGTACCCGCCGGCCGGTTCGCGTTCATCTACCGCGAAGGCGTCTGCCGGGGCTGCGGGCAGACCGCACGCAGCAAGGCCGGCCGATTAACTCTCGCGGAGGAGCGACCACCCCTCCATGGGCGTGTAGCGAGGAGTTAGCGATGACCGAGACCACGTACGGCCGCACCCGTCAAGCCGCCGACGACGGCCACGAGAGCACCTGGGGTGCCTCCGAGGAAATCAAGCGGGCCTGGGCGCAGGCCCACCCGGCTGCTCCGGTTGGCGAGCAGCTGCCCGCGCAGGCGCCGAGCCAGCCCGGCCCGACTTACAAGAACCCCAACGCCGCGTAACTGGCACGTCCGTTAGGGAGGCATTGAAGTGAAGGAATACCCAGGTGTCAGCCGGCTCCCGGTGCCCAACCTCCCTAGCGGACGTGTCCAGCGCAAGGTCCCCGCCCCGTTCACCCGGCCCAGCATCAGCATCGGCACCGCGATCCAGGAACGCCGGCAGTGGCGCACCGTCCCCGCGCACGCCATCACGCAGGGCGACACAATCCCGGGCCTGGGCACGGTCTGCGAGGTCGTCGAAGAGGTCAAGCAGTACCGCGCTGACCAGCTCGGTCGGGGGATCGGGATGAAGCCTCGGGTGCTCTGGACGGTGACCGTCGCTGCCGGGGATGGCAACGAGCGCGTCTACGCCGGTGAGGAACAGGTGTGGTGCTTCACCAAGCCTGACTGTGGATGAGTTGACCGACTTCGGATTCACCTGGGGACCGGCCGAGATCGAGCGCACCGCCGTCTTCGAGCGATGCTCAGGGAAGGTCTGGCGCGTGCTGCGGGTCTACGGTCGCCGGCTGTTCCTCCCAAGAGCTGGAGATCTACATCTCCCCGACGGGACGAAGCGTCCGGGTGTTCAAGCACGGCAAGGAAATGAAGGTGGTCATTGACCAGCGCGACTGAGCACACGACCACGCTGCTCGCGGCGATCATCCCGGACCGGCGTGACCTGTTGGACCGGGCGCTGCGGTACCTGACGCCCGAGCATTTCCCCGAACAGACGATGCGCAACATCTTCGTGATGCTGGAGCGCTACGGCGAGGTCACCGGCGCCATCATGACCCGCGCCGCGCTGTCGGACATGCTCGCGGGCGCCCGCGCCGATGCCGGCAAGGTCGCCCTTTACGAGGAGACCTACGACCTGCTGTACGCCACGCAGGCCAACGAGGCGGACTTCCGCTGGGCACTGGAGCAGATCCGCGAGCTGGCCGCCGAGCGGGCAACTGGCGCCGCGCTGACCCAGGCCATGGAGATCCTCACCCGGGGCGCCGAGGGCGAGCACGGCGAGAACCTACGCGGGCACGCCGACTCCCGGACCCATGCCCTGCAACGCTTCGCGCAGATCGACCGGGACCTGACCATGCAGGAGTCCCCCGAGGGCGACATGCGCGCCGAAGGCGAGGACATCCTGGCCGACTACGCCCTGCGTAAACAGGCCGCCGCCGCCGGCCGGATGGTCGGCATCGAGTTCGGCATCCCCGAGCTGGACAACAAGATGAACGGCCTGAACAACGGCGAGCTGCACCTGCTGGTCGGTTTCACCGGGGAGGGCAAGACCAGCCTGGTCGTGCAGCTCGCCTGGAACGCCGCGATCAAGCAGGGCCGCAACGTTGTCATCCTCACCACCGAGACGCTGCGCACCCAGGTCCGGCGCCGGCTGGTCGCCCGACACTCGTGCCTGGAGCACTTCAACATCCCCAAGGGCCTCAACTCCCGCGACATCAAGATGGGCCTGCTCAACCCCGACCAGGAGCGTCAACTCAGCGAGGTCGTCACCGACTTCACCCACAACCCTGGCTACGGGCACGTCTACATCGTGCAGGTCCCACGCGGCGCTACCATGGGCTACTGCGAATCGAAGCTGACCCGCATCCAGCGGATGTTCAACATCGACCTGGCGATCATGGACTACTTCGCGCTGCTCAAGCCGGAGCGGCGCCGCCCGGATGACCGCCAGGAGCTGGGTTCCATCCTCAAAGACGGCAAGCAGCTCGCGGTCACCTTCAACGACGGCGCCGGGTTCCCGTTCGTCACCCCGTGGCAGGTGTCGCGCTCGGCCCGGCAGGAAGCCGAACGGACCGGCTACTACACCGCCTCCGCGTTGTCGGAGACCGCCGAGGCGTCCAACTCCGCCGACGGGATCATCTCCCTGCTCGCCCCGCTGGACAACGACCAGCGCTACGCCAAGGTCAAGATGCAGGTGATGAAGAACCGCGACGGGGAGAAGGCCAACGCCATCGAAGTCCAGGTCGACTACGCCACTGGATGGTTCAGCGCCGTGGGACGCCCCCAGAGCATGGACGAGTTGTTCACCGGCGATCCGCTGGCTGGTCTGTAGAGTTTGGGTCATTCCGTGTTCTTGCGCTTGAGCCGGCCACGCTCCACCCAGGTCTCCGGATGCTCCATGGAGTGTTCGATTTGCTCCAGCAGTTGTGGGTTGGAGTACAGCCGTTGTTCTCGATCCGGCAGATGGTTGAGATCGAAGGCGGCCAGGATGGCGGCGGTCAAACCTGGCTCGTCGGTGGGCATGAGGTAGCCGATGCGACGCCCGATCGCTGACTTTTCCACGGTGGTGATGTTGTCCAGGCTCACGGCGCAGGCGCCATCCAGGCCGTTGGGGATGCCGACCGGCAATTCCGAGGTCAAGCCCTTGACGCTGCTAGTGATGGGCGCGACGCTGACCCAGGTGAGGTAGGGGAGCACGATCTCCCGGGTCAAGATCAGTGCAGGTCGGGTCTTGTCGAGCCGAACCAGATGGATTGGGCGCATTTAGTCGCTCAATCCCAGCGGGCGGCCAGTCGCCCAGGTGGCGAGCCCGTTGAGGTCGTCTGGTTCGGTGGCGGCGGCTTTGAGGATCTCGACATCATGCAGTGCAGCGCGACGGCGTTGTTCCCGGCGCAGCGCGTCGCTGATTACCTCAGTGCGGCTGTTCGCGTGACCAGCGGACACCTCTTGGTCGAGGAAGTGGGCCAACTCATCCGGCAGCCGTACCGCTATCTGAACTGTCATGCAATCAGTATACCACTTCGGTATGCAAGTTCGGTCATGAACGGCGGTGCGCTCACACCGCGCCAGCCGCCACGTCGGCGGTCACCCAGTCAAGGCGGCTGGCCTGCCCTTCGGCGGCCTCGGCCAAGCCCCGGAACAGGAGGCGCGTAAGTCGGCGTTCTCGATCAGTTCCCGTTCGGGGGTGAGGACGGCTGGGACGAACACGATGGTTCCGTCGGGCTCCTCGTGGGCCAGGTAGCGGCGGTGTTCGGCGCGGCCGATCTTGCCGAGAGACGCCCGGCGGCGTTCGTCGAGTTCGATCAGGATGTCAGTGTTGCTCATCTCAGCTCACCTGTAGTTCCTTTGGGCTGCCCCCCAGCTATCGGGCCAAGAGCGCGCGGGGGTCGAGCTGGAAGGCAAACGGTGTGTCGGTGGACAGGATGTCTCCGATCCCGGCTGCGGCGTGCTCGACGTAATGTGAGCCGTCGAGGCGGTTGAGCCGCAGCGTGAGCGAACGTGGCGCGTCCTGCTCGACGAGGAGATACCAGTTGATGCCGGCGGCGGCGTAGAGCTGCATCTTCAGTACATGATCCGTGGCGGCGTTACCCGGTGAAACGATCTCACCAATGAGGGGCACGTGTGTCGCGTCGGTCCTGACCCCCTCATCTGCCGTGTCCACGATGACCAGGTCCGGGATGACGATTTGGCCCGTGTGCAGGCGGACGTTGATCGCCTCATAGACGAACAAGCTCGCCGCCGACGCGCCTGAGTCCAGCAGGTTGGCAAGCCGGCGGGATAGCCGCTGGTGGCTCATGCTCGGGGCGGGGCTCACCAGTAGGCTCCCATCGATCAGCTCGATTCGGTCCAGGGTCTCGCCCAGTGCCAGGTATTCCTCTTCGCTCCACGGTCCGATGTGCTTCAGCACGGCCACGTTCATCGCGAACTCCACTTCCTTTCGGTTGGTTCCCTCACGGTGACGGCGCACGGATGCATCGGGTACAGACTAGCGCGGCTTTCGCCGGTAAAGCCGTAGCGTCTGACCCACGACCAACCATCCGCTTCATACGCGAACCGGTCCAACGGTAGAAATAGCATGGACACCTACACTGACCTGGTCATGCAGCGTCTGGGCGCCGAGCCACTGCTGACCCCGGCCGAGGTCGCGCTGATCTTCCACGTCGACCCTAAGACCGTCACCCGCTGGGCCAAGGCCGGCAAGCTGAACTGCATCCGGACCCTGGGCGGCCACCGGCGTTTTCGGGTCTCGGAGGTGAAGGCCCTGTTCAACGGCGACAGCTAGATGCTGCGCAGGCGTACGCGCTCGGAGATCGGGGTGGCCAACGAGAAGGTCTCGATCGTCCTGGCGTGCAACTTGATCGGGATGGACATCCCCGAAGACGTTGGATCACGCCGGTCGGTCAAGGTCCACTGCCCGTTCGGCGAGATCTACCACGTCGACCAGGGCTACGAGGCCGCGTTCCGGATCTACCCCGACTCCAACAGCGCGTTCTGCTTCGCCGGCTGCGGCTACTTCACGCCGGTGTCCCTGTGCGCCCACGCCTGGGGCACCCCGTCCGCCACCGTCGCCGTGGAGCTGCTGGAGCGGGTCGGGGTCAAGCCGGTCAGCCTGGCTGACGCTTGGGCGCAGGTGGCCAGCCACGAGCCGGCGCCGGATGCGGTCCTACTCGCCCAGGCGCTCAAGACCTTCTGCCGGCGAACCTGCCTGAACTGGGAGCAGATCCAGTTCGAACCCGCCGTCGCGGCCACCCTCACCCGGTGTCTGGCCCTGCTGGACCTGGTTGGGACCGAGGCCGACGCCGGTACCTGGCTGGCGGCCTGCAAGCGGGTGATGAGCATCGCCGTCAACCGGTAGACGGTTGGCAACTGCCCACCTACCGTGTACCGTTAGATGTCTCTGATCCCGACAAGTGAGGAGTATGAATTGCCCGAAGAGAAGGACTTCAGATGGCTGGCCGAGGAGGGCTGGCTGTCGGTCATCGAGATCAGTGAGCTGTTCGGTGTCTCCAGGTCACGCGCCAACGCCATGATTGTCGATGATGGCGAGTTCGATCCGGAGGATGTCCGTCGGTCCAAGGGCGGCAAGCTCATGGTGTTCGTGCGAGCCAGCGCCGCGATGGACAAGAAGGCGTCCTTCGACCGGCTGGCGACCATGTGGGACCAGATGGACACCGATGAGCGCGCTCAATACCGCAAGGATGTTCGCGCCTGGGTCGAGAGCCGGCTCGGCGACGTCATTTTGACTGGTGAGCTGCCACGGCGGCTGCTGGTGGCCTACATGAAGGCCCAGGAACAACGAAAGGCCCCTCGGGTGCGTAAGGTCACGCCGCCGGCCAAGAAGGCGGCTTCCCGATCCCGCCGGGGCAGCAGCGCGCAAAATTGACCCCCTGTCCCCGTAGGTACAGGTAGGGACCAGAACACCTGGGACCGGTACACGAGGGGAAAGCACAAGGTGGCCAAGAACTTCACGCTCGGCGACAGGGTCCAGTACACCGATGGGCAGGGCTTCACCAAGCTCGCGTTCATCACCGGCACGCGCAAGTCCATCGCCAAGGGCACCGAGGTCGCCCGCCCGGAGAAGGACCAGGCGCACCTGCTGGTGATCTCGCCGACGGGCAAGCAGTACCCGCGCGAGAGCATTCCGTTCGGCGAGGGGCCGCGCACCTTCACCACGGTCTAGGTGGCGCGCATGAAAGACCTCCCAGGACACGGGGAGTAGGGGAAAGCTGGTGGCTCGGTACCGCTACGGGGGGTACCGAGCCACCGGCGTGAGCGGGGGGATGCGGCGGCCGTGCTGGGGTGTACCGGTACCGGGAAGATCACCGAGTACGAGTTCATCTGGGCGTTGGGTGGTCGAGAAGACTCATGGGACTGCCGTGGTCCACTACTGCGGTTGTCCTTCTCCTCCTACCGACTGATGACGTTGGAACAGGCGATCAATTCCCAACGAGCCACCGACGTTCTTTGGGACGGTTTGGCCTTGGCGTCCTCCGATAGGGTGACATTCGCGTTATGCGGCGCCCATTGGATGGACCTGAGTTACCTGGCCGGTTTGCACGGTCGGCTGCAAGGTCGGCGTGATTGGTCCGCCGAGGGAAGCGCGCTGCTCAAGGACATCTGCACCAGCGCCGGGTGGGACGTGAAGGAGATCGCCAACATGATCGTGTGGCGCAACCTGCAATGCAAATGACGTGTCGGTAGTTGACTGGACTCGCTGCGTGCACGTACCCTCGGGCCACGCGAGGAGGGGGACCTCCCGTCATAGCGGCCCTAGCAGGCGGAGGTTGGTAGTTGTCACGCGGGTCTGATACACGACCGACCCGAGAACGAATGGATCTGGATGCCGCAGGCCGCGATGCGCTTGACAGCGCCTTATGGTCAGCCCTCGCGTCCTTCACGCCTCTGCTGGGAGGCGGACTGTGTATCTTTCCCACCCCATTCAATCTCGCGGCATCGGTCGTACTGGCCCGCAACACCTTCGACTTCGAGATCGCCGAGGCGATGTTCGATGTTCAGGTCGGGCAGCACATCCGCCGATTTCTCATCGCACTGCATCACATGGCGTCCGGCGGACAACTGCCGTGCTTCCTGTATGTCACGCCACACTCGGACATCAACCTCCTGGCGGCCAAGTGCCGGGAGGAATTTTCGCGTGCCCCAGCGGGTCCGGGATTCAACTTCCGAGTAACGGTGAATGAGATCGCCCAGCCAGACTTCATCCGGGAGATCCTTGACACCACCGTTACCCATCCCGCGACGGCGGCGGGGCTCATAGATGATTTGGTAGACGCAGTACTGTACGAAGGAGAAGAAGAATGAGACGTGAATTGGTCGTACTCGAAGACGATCTCGATGGCGGCAGGGCCGACGAGACGGTGAGGTACGCGCTCGATGGCGTCAATTACGAGATCGACCTTTCGGAGAAGAACGCGTCGAAGCTACGCACGGCACTCCAGGACTACCTCGCGGCCAGTCGCCGACTCGGAAGGGTCGGGATAGCGCCCCGGCGGACCCACAGCGTCAACCCCAGCGCCGCGCACCGCGCCATCGCACAGTCCAATCGGGACCAGAACAGAGCGGTGCGGGAATGGGCGCTCAAGATGGGGTACGAGGTCGCCGACCGGGGCCGGGTACCCGAGCGGTACACCGAGGAGTACCAGAAATGCGGCGGCCTGGTGACGAAGGAACCCACCCCACCGCCGAAGGACACCCCGCCGACCAAGACAGTCCCCGCCCAGGTGACTGGGGCGGCCAACGGCGCCAAGAAGACCACCGGTAAGTCCAGGGCCAAACGGTAAAGACACCGCGCGAAAGAACGGGCTTCCTCGATCTTCGGGGGAGCCCGTTGTTGCTGGTCCGGTAGTCCATTCGGGGGAACATCGCCGTTGCCCGGCGCGTCCGGTGCAAAACGCGGCGCTCTGCGGCGTAGAGAGTTGTATGCGCCTGTTGATTGTCGGTGACATCCACGGCAACACCGAGTTCCTGCGAGACCAGCTCTACCCGGCCGCCGCCGGGCTGGGCGTCGCCGCGATCGTACAGCTCGGTGACTTCGGCTACTGGGAGCACGACCCCGAAGACCGGTTCGTGGATGAGGTCGCCGACGCCGCCGCCCACTTCGACATCCCCCTGTACTGGTTGCACGGCAACCACGACAACTGGGCCTGGGCGATGCAACGCTACGGGCAGCAGCGTACCGCCGACGGGTTCGTGTCCCTGCGGCCCCGGGTCAACTACATCCCCAACGGCTTCGCGTGGAGCTGGGCCGGCGTGCGGTTTCGCGCCTTCGGCGGCGCCTACAGCCTGGACAAGCCCGGTCGGCTGCGTGACGAGCGGCGCTTCAACCTCTCCCCGGCCACCCTGTGGTTCCCGTGGGAGGAGATGACCGAGGACGAGTTCACCCTGCTGATGGCCGCCGATTCTGGGCCCAAGGACGTGGTGTTCTCCCACGACAAGCCGCGCAGCGCCAACCCCGGCATCCGGCTCAAGGACAAGGTGGAATGCCACCCCAACCAGGACCGACTGCAACGCGCCCTGCTGGCCCACCAGCCCGACCTCTGGCTACACGGCCACCTGCATCACCGCTACTCCTGCATGGTGCGAAACGGCGACCAGGACGGCTGGACCGAGGTGATCGGGCTGTCCTGCGACCCGCAGGGCGCGGGCAGGTTCTGGAAGCCCACCGACGCCTGGGGCGTGCTCGACTTCGACCAGGACGTGCCGGTGACGTACACGCCGGCTCAGACCGCGCAGGACTGGTACCAGCGGGTGCCCATGGTGCGCAAGAAGGCCGCCTGATGGGACGGCTGGCGCTGCTGGACCTGGACGGCGTCATCGCCGATGACCGCCACCGCGTCCAGCACGCCCTGGCCCGGGACTGGAACGAGTACTTCGGCCTGATGCACCGCGACGCGGTCTGGCCGCAGGGCCGCGAGCTGTACGACGCGGCGGTGATCAGCGACTGGACCATCGGGTACTGCACCGGCCGGCGTGAAGACACCCGTCAGGTCACCCGTAGATGGCTCAAGCACAAGGGGTTCGACCACCAGGCGCCGCTGATCATGCGCCGGCACGACGATCGCCGGCCGCTGGCCGAACTCAAGGCGATGATCGTGCGTGAGGCGCTGGACCTGTATGACCAGGTGATCATGTACGACGACGATCCGCACGTCATCGAGATGGTCGCCCTGGTACCCGGTGCCCGCGCCCATCACTGTCAGTGGTACCGCAAGCCCGACCGGATGGTCCGCCGGGGTTCGGCGTGAGCACCGAGCAGCAGGCGCAGGAGCTGCACGACCAGCGTCGCCAGGACGATCCTGACCACGATCCGTGCGGCTGCTGGGACTGCGATTTCGACTTCGCCGATGTTACCGGTGAGTCATAAGTGAAGGAAGTTCTTCGATACGGCAGCGCGTCGCGTCACGGCCTGACTACGATGGGTGACGTGAGTGGGGGAGGCGCGATGAAGCGGGTCCAGCGGCGCGGCGTCGAGGCGCGCTGCGACGGCGGCCGGGACTGCCGCTGCTGCGAATGCTGGCACCAGTGCCCAGGCTGTCAGGAGTTCGGTGCCCGGGGTCGCTGTTTAGGCGGCCACGCCTACGCACCCAACTCGCACATGTGCGTTGAACTTCACCACTGGATCACATCTGTGGAATGACCTGACACACGTTGTGGTAGGTCATTCTCAAATAGTCAAGCCCAGGCCGAACAAAGGCCGCGAACTTATCCAGAACGTTGGACGGTCCGTGACTCCTCGTCGTAGGCTTCTCGGTACCACCAGTAAGGCCGGATGTGGATGTCAGCAGGACGCTGTGCCGGGTGCGGCCAAACCGATTCATGCAAGAAAGTCGAACTGCATGTCCTCGGTTGTCCGGAGTACCTGCGGCTCTACCGGGAAGACCCGGAGCGCTGCCTCGATCCGGCTGCCGAGTACCGGCGGTACAAGGCGCAAGACGACACCTCTGAGGCACGGGCAGCGCGCCGCGACCTGCGGTTGCAGCGCCGCTTCGCCGACCTGGAAGCGCAGCACTCCGCGCAGGCCAGTAGGTGGGTACGGCCCAAGGACATCTTGGAGGACTGAGGTGGAGCGGGGGCTCACGTGGGCACGGGTTGACGGTTCCGGCTAACCACCCTGATGACAGGGGGCCGGGCCGTCACGGGAGTCTGCGACGGGGGCGGCCCGGCCTCACTTATAAACGCGCAAGGTAGTAGGCAATAAGCGTTCCCGGAAGACAGCCAGGAGCATAAGTGAAGATCGCCGACAAGGGAGTGGACTTCGTGTCCGCCCCCAAGGACATCGCGTCTCTATTTGAGATCTACTACCCCTACATCGTGTACACGGTGCGCCGCGCGGGAATTGCCGAGAACTGCGCCGAGGACGTGGCCAGTGAGATTTTGTTGCGCCTTTACGAACGCAACTTCCTGGAGGAGTTCGACCCCACTCTGACCTTCAGGTACCAGGGCGAGGACCGGCCGGCTCGCTTCAAGAGCTTCCTGACCCGATCGGTGCTCAAGTACGTACGCGGGCACTACGACAAACAGAAGCGCTACCGCACCCGGGAACTGCTGCTGTGCGACCTGCTACTCAACGAGGAAGACCGCCAGGACGCCCGCTGGGTGGAGGTCTTCGGCGGCTCGGTGGAGTTCGAAGACGACGTGCTCAACGCCCTCGCGGCCGACGAATGGGCCGCCGACCTGCGCAAATACTTGGAGCAGGTGCCACGCCGTTCCAAGGTGGACCAGTGCGACCTGCCCCGACTGTGGGACAAGGTCGTCGACCAGATCCGCCGTACCGGCGAGATCAACGTGCACGAGCTGTGCGCCGCGTTCAACATCTCCATCGGCGCCATGTACACCTGGCTGCACCGGATGCGCTGCCACCTGGCCGCCGCCCTGGACCTACCCGCCCCGCAGCGCCGCCCCCGGAGGCTCAACAAGTGATCGGCCACGATCTGGTCCGCGCCGAGCTGGAGCGCGAGCTGCCGCCAGCTACCCTGCTGCGCGGCCCGGCCAGCGTCGGCAAATGGACCCTCGCCCAGCACCTGCGTACCCACCACGGGGTGGCCATGGCCGATACCGCCATGTACCCCGACGGCCTTTCCATTGACGCGGTACGCCGGGTGGTGGCGTTCGTGGCCACCGCGCCGTTTGGCCCGTACAAGCTGGTGATGGCTCGGCTGGATGCCACCAGCGAGGCCGCGCTCAACGCGTTGCTCAAGACCCTGGAGGAGCCGCCGCCCTTGGCCCGGTTCATCCTGACCGCGACCGGCCGGGTGCTGGCGACCATCACCTCCCGCTGCCGGGTGTACCCGATGGGGCTGCTGGGCGATGAGCAGGTCCGGCAGGTGCTGCTCGACCTCGGCCTCAAACCCAGCGTCGCGGCCCGCCGCGCGCTGCTGGGACGCGGCCAGGTTCGCCAGGCGATGCAGGCCGAGGACCACGAGCAGGCGCACACCACCGTGGTCACCATCGCCCGCGCCCTGGCCATGCACGACCGGGTCCTGTTCGACCGGGCGTTTACCGGCTTCGACGACCACGCCCGCCACCTGCTGCACCTGTGGCTGGCTGAGACCGCCACCGGTCAGTACCGGCTGTTCACCGCCGCTGAGACCTACGGCCTAGGCATCGACCGCCGCAAGCTCACCGGCATGATCGCCGCCCTGAGCCAGGTCGAGGCGGCCCGAGCCCGATTAGGAGTTCGCGCCGCCCTGGAGCCGTTCCTAGCGATGGCGTGAGGAGAACGAACGCGATGGCCACCATGCCGCACTGCGACTCCCGGGTCCTGCACACGCCGGGGGAGTGCGCCTTCTGTGACCAGTACCCGGCCTGGCAGGAGTACCGCCAGGTGATGGGGATCGCCTTCACCGGCCACGAGCCCCGACCCGACGAGTTGCCCTGCCCATCCACCCTTCGCCGGTCAATGGAAGACATCCAAGCCTGGTCGGGCAACCGCCCCAAACCCCCGGCCGACACCTCCTGGCTGCACCTGGAGTCGCACCAACCCGGATGGCGGTGGCCATGGCGCAGCAAGTGATCGTCCTGTGCCCCTGCTGCGCCAGCGCCCAGGACGCCGAGACCTCCACCCAAACCCAGACCTTCCAGTGCGTGTCCTGCGGCCAGAGCTGGTCGATGGTCGTGGACGCCGACCGGCAGGACACCCACTCCCTGTCCTAACAAGCGAAAGGAACCACCGGTGGCCATCGACTTCGGCGGCGCGGGCAAGGATGAATACCCCGACGGCGACATTGCCCAGCAAGAGGAACTGGACCTTGGCCTGAGCGACGACCAGAAGGCCCAGGCGCTGCTAGCCAAGCTGCGTAAGGACAACGCCGCCAAGGCCCAGCAGTTGTCGGCCATGGATCCGCCGATGCGGGTGGACCCGTTCATGTTCATGGTGACCCGGCTCAACACCTTCCTGGACCTGGCGCTGACCCCCGACACGCGGGTGGCTTTCGAGGTGGCCTTCGAGCACAACATGACCCCCGTCCTGGAGCAGTGCCTTCAGCAGGCCCGCCAGATGCAGCTCACCCACGCGGCCAAGGGCAAGCCCAACGGCCTGTTCCTGCCGTGATGAAACGCCGAACCGTCAAGTGCGATGAGTGGGACGTGGTCACCGGGTGGCGACGGCTGTTGATCTGGCGGCCGGGGGAGGTCGCCACCATCAAACGCCGTATGCGGCGGCGCGAACGCCGCGAGGGCCGCACCGAGCTGCGGAAGGACCCTGAGCATGCTGGCTAGCCTGAATCGCTTCTTCGTCGAGGTCGGCCTCATCGCCGTGGTGATCGCCTTCCTCCTCATGGTCATCGTCGCGGTCATTGCCATCATCGACCCGAGCCTGCTGCCCGGGAACGACGATGACGAGGACTGAGCCGGTCTACACCGTCGTGATCACGCTGCGCCGGCCCACCCTCTGGCAGACCGCCAGCGAGGCCGCCTACGGACCGATGAGCCGGGCGCAGATGGACAAGTTCGTCGCCTCCCTACCCAGCACCGACCTGTCCTCCGACGTAGGGCGCATCGTGGCCTACCCACTGCACTCGATTGAGGAGACCCCACCGCCGTGACGTCGAGCACCACCGAAGCCGAGACGACCTGCCCGTACTGCGGCCGGAGCAACACCATGCACTGTGGGCCATACGACAGCCCAACCCAGACCACCACGCGGTTTACCGATGGGTAGCTACGCCCAGTGGCGAGCCTGCGCCGACAAGGGGGAGGTCCGCCGGGTCACCTGGGTCTGCGGTGATCAGCTCGTCCTGGTGGAGGAGATCGTCGACACCGTCCGGGACCTGCTCAAGGCATCAGATCTGGACTGTGTGAGCCTGATCGCCGGACAGGACCCGGACCGGGAGATCTGGGCGGCGGCCAACCAGTATCCGATGGTGCCCGGCGCCAACCGGCTCATTCAGGTCCGCCACGCCGAGCGGATCAAACGGTGGGAGCCGCTGGAGGAGTGGCTGGCCAACTCCCGCCGGCTGCCGGCATCCCACCTCCTGTTCGTCTCCGGCGAGGCTGAGGTGCCGCACACCACCACGGGCGGCAAGCGGGTACCCAAACCCTTCATCGAGGCAATGAAGGCGCCCAAGGGGCATGTGGTGCGGTGCGCGATGCCTAACGAGCACGACGCCATCGGCTGGGCCCGGCGACGCGGGCCGCTGGATGAGGAGATGGCCCGGTACCTGCTCACCCGGGCCGGCGGCAACCTGGCCCTGGTCGCCTCGGTGTGCGCCAAACTCAACCTGTTCGGCGCCAAGGTCCCCGGCCCCCGGGTCATCGACGAGCTGTGCCGCGAGGTACCCACCGACGAGTTCGTGGAATCCCTGCTGCTGCTCAAGAAACGCGACGCACTGTTGGCCGCCGCCGCGATGGACGAACGCGACTACCGCCGGGCGGTGGGCAACCTGGACTACCGGCTGGACCTGCTGGCCACCCTGCACCGGGCGTTGCGCACCGGGCAGACCGTGCGTGACCTTGGCACCCTGCCGCAGTTCCTGGTCCGCCAGTTCTGGCCGGCGGCCAAGCACTACGACGACCGCCGATGCCTACATAACCGGCAAGTCCTGGCGGTAGTAGATAGTGCGCTCAAAAACGGCGCACGGGACGCGGTCTTGGAGGCACTCGTCGCGCTCTGGTAGGGGCCGACGCCGGGGGGATGAGGGCCATGCACCTGCTGTCCACGCTGACCTTCAGCGTCAGCTACTGGGTGTGGTTTGCCTACTGCGTGTGCGTCGGCTGGGACACCATCATCAGGCTCTGGTGGCCCCGCGCCGCCCAGGTCATGATCGCCTTCGGCAATGAACTGCGGCCCTTCACCCTGGCCGCCGTCATCGGCCAACACCTTGGCGATGTCGCGTTGGCGCATGACCCGTGGAATGTGATGCGGCTGTTTTGGACCGGCGTCAACCTCTTGATCTGGTGGCTGTTTCGCAACCGGCATGACGACCGGTGGAACAAGCGCCGCCGCAAGCTCGCCGAGAAGGTCCAGCAGATCGGCGGCAAGTTGGTCATCACCCCGCAACCATCCTGACCATCTCAATCACCAAGGACAGCACAACCATGAACGTGGTTCAGAAAGCCTGGATGGCCGGCGTCATCGAGACGCGGGGCAAGGTCCGGTTCACCAACAACCCGGACCGCAAGACCAACCAGCTCGTGTTGCAGGTCCGCACCGGCCACACCGCCGTGGCCACGCGGCTGTGTGAGTTGACCGGTATCCGGGTGGACATCAAGGAGAACAAGTCGATCCGCGTCGCGGACCGCCGGCCGTGCGCCGAGCACTGCCAGGAGGCGCACAGCCACGTCATCGCCGAGATCCCCGAGCACGCCGTGTGGGCCATCTCCGGCGCCGGGGCGGCGATCGTGCTGGACAACCTGGTGCCGTTCTTCGTCACCACCGACGGGCTCCAGGTGGTCGCGGACAACATCCTCGCCAGATTGCCCCAGGCCGGACGCGGACGCTCGGCCGTGGATCAGACCATCCTGCGACTCAAGCGCCTGGGCTGGCGCATCCCCGACGCGGCGATGGAGCACTTCGTGGGCACCCCGATCGTGCGCCGCTCCGACGGGCGGTTCGCCAAGGTTGCGGAGATCATCAGTGTCCCAGCCTGAGAGTCCGCGCCCGGCCAAGCTGTCCCCGCTCAACATCCAGGCCGAAGCCGCCACCGTCCGCGAGACCGATGACGTGTACCGGGTCTACCGGCCCGAGTGGGTCATCGTCTGCGTGTTCGGTGTCCCGGCGGAGGGGGCCGCGCTGGAGCAGGCGCACCGTTACTTCCAGGAGAACTACGCCGGGCGTGTTCATCCCGAACATGCGCGCTTCGAGCACGTCGGCGCCGGCCCGCACGCCGTGGTGTACCTCCAGCTTAAACTGCCCACCCTCAAAGGCGAGTTCAAGTACGCCTTCCTCGCGCAGCGGCACGCTGAGAAGCAGGGTTGGTCGGACTGGTCGATCGTGGCCCGCAACTCCAAGGCCGACCATGAGCTGCGTTCCTACGGTGTGAAGCGACTTGCGTCATGAATCCGCAACCGGCCGAGGAGGACCCCTACGGCGACCTGGTCGGCATCTTCGAGATCGCCAAGGAGCTGGGTGTGAACATCTTCCGGGTTCGCCGGTGGATCGAACGCCGCCAGACCACGAAGTGCCCCCGACCGGTACGGGCGCTCCAGTGCGGGCATATCTACTCGATGACCGACTGGCGGGGCTGGTACGCGCTGTGGCGCATCACTCGGGGCCACGAGACCTGGAACCGCCGCAAGGAGCAGGACGACGAGTGACGTGAGGCAACCACTCGATCAGGTGGCCTGCGTAACGACCTTTCGCCTGATCAAGTTACTCATCCCATGAGCACCACGACACCAGTGAAGTACTACTTCGGTCAGCGCTGGGACTCGCCCATGTTCGATGAACCCGGCTGGGTCCAGGTCGAAACCCCGGCCGGTCGTACTTGTGGCCTGTGTCATGAGGTGATCCAAGAGGGCGACCAGGGCCAGTACCTCGCCGGTGTCGTCAGCCTGGGTAGCCGAACCGGAGCCGTACTCAACGCGACGCACATCCAGTGCCTCATGCTCACCACCATCGGCCACCAGTACGGGGTCTGCGGCTGCACCGGATACCAGCCCGGCGCCAGAGCCCGGCAGGTGCTCATCGAGAAGATCGATGCCGAACGCGGCTTGCTCGGCCTGGGGCCGTGGGCACAGCACCGCCAAGCGGTACCCCGCCGACGCTGGTTGGCCCTGCTACGACGGGGTAACGCCGGCAACTCACGCTGAACCTTCTACGCTGTCCCGCGCGGGCCACGGCTGCCAGGTGATGGCCGCCGGCCGGCGACGGCCGGCGGTGACCAGCCAGTCCTTGACGGCGGCGCTGATCTCATCCAGCGAGAGCCGGCAGTCGGGGGGAAACCAGCGGGCCTGTCCCATCCACGGATAGGCCACCCTTCCGCCGTCGAGGTACGCCTTGCCTGCGCCGTACCAGCGCCGCACGGTCGGGTCACCGGTGCTCTCATCATCGGTGAGCAGCGCTACGCTGCCGGTTAGCTCGTTGGCGTTGACCCCGACCAGCATCCGGCGCTGATCGCCCGGCGCCGGGGGCTCAACGCGCAGCTCCACCGCGATGCGGCCGACCGCCTCGCCCAGCAGGGTTGCCAGCATGGCGTCGATCTCGGCGTGCGTGGTCAGCAGAGCCGCATCATGCACGTGCGCCGGGCGCCAGCGTGCCACTAAAGCTGTCATCGCGAAGAACTCCAAAGGGGAGGAAGAGGCCCACGCCGGAGCCGGCCAAGCTGCCGGCTAGGGGGCTCCGGCGTGGGCTGCTTTCACCGGACTAGACGTTGCAGGCCCGGATACATGCCGAGTGCCAATCCGCCGCAGACACCCCGGCGGCGATGCTGGCGGCAGCCCCGACGCGCGGCGGCACGACGCCGGTGCGCATCACCTCGAACATCCACGACCGCCAGTACGTCCAGTCGGTGTAGAGCGCCGGTCCGGTACCGCAGAAGTGCGGACCGGCGAAGGCGCCACCGACCACCGCCCAGCGCACCGGGTTGGACCCGGCAACCCGTTGCAGGGCCGGACCGCCAGAGTCACCCCGGCAGGGACCGTCGGTGCCGTTCGGGTTCAGCACACAGAGCTGATCGGCGCCGATCAGGTAGTCGGCCGGGCAGCCGGTCGGCCTCAGGACCCGGGTGTCCAGCTCCTGGAGCATCACCGGCAGCGGGTGATCCCCGTTGGGTTCGGAGATGCCCCATCCCCGCAGCCTGGTAGCCGCGTTGAGGCGCATCCTGGGGGCGATCTCGAAGGGCTGGTAGCGCTGGACGTAGGTGTCCAGCTTCAACATCGCCATATCACCCACGATGGCCGGACCGGTGTTCGGCCAGGCCCAGTTCGCGTTGACCAGGATCTGCGAGACGCCGGTGAACTCGCCCCCCGTGGTCCGGTCCGCCGACCCGATCCGCACGTGGAACAGGCCGGCCGCCATCGGCGCCGAGGTGCTCTCATCGGTGACGCAGTGCGCGGCGGTGGCCACCCACAAACCCGTCACCAGCACAGCCCCGCAGGTGTGGTGCTGCGGGTCATCGGCCCCCCGGAAGACCTGAAGCGACACCATGCCCGGGTAGGGCTGGCTGGGCGCGTGACCGCCGATGATGTCGGGTGTGGCCCTACCCGGCTGCGGGGTCGGTGAGGTACCGGCGAACGCGGGCAGGCCCACGCTGATGCCGCCGAGCACCGCCAACACGACGCCCAGGGCGATCAACGCACGTTTGTGACGCAACGGAATGTGCCTCCTTCAAATAGTTGCCTGCTTCACCCGGTTGGGTGAGCTGCGGATGGGTGTAGTTACCGAGCAAAGGCAGGAGCGCTGATCGCGGTGAAGTCCCGGGCGAAGGGCTGGTCCATGGGGATCAGCACCTCCAGTTCGCCGCGCCACCGGTGTCCGTCATGCCAGCGCCCGCACACCCAGACCCGGGTCACCCCCCGATCATCCTGACCATCGACACCCCGAAACGCGTCGATGCGCAAGGCAACCCCGATGGGCTGGTTGGGCAGGGCGAGCTGTTCGGGTCTGATCCAAACAACGTCACCCTCCAGGACGCGCTGGGCAGTCGTGGCGGGAAACTCAGTCACGGCGGGGATCCCTTCTCGGTGTCGTCGCTTTCCAGGTACCCGGCTCAGCCCGGCGGGGTGTTGTCGCCTGAGTCCGGCTCGTCATCGCCGCCCGGTTGCGCGGGTGGATCCGTGGGGCCGTCTTCGGCGTCCCACACGGGGTCCACATCGGTGATCAAACTCACTGGACGTCACCTCCCTCCCGTTGATCCCTCACATGGGGTAATGCCCCATCTGTCTATCGACATGGCGTGGACGATTGATCTACGCTCTGTGCGCCCACGGCAGCGGGGCACACCGTCTGTGACGCCCGGTGTACCCCGCGCTCCAGTGATGAGCATCGTGGCTAGTTGTGCAAAAGTGCAGTACCGCAACGTTGCGCAAATCAATTGCGCAAACCGTCGAGGAGATCGCGTACGTCACGATGACGGATCGAACCGGGACAGTTCAGGGCGAAGATCTACGCGCCGCCCGTATGGCGGCCGGCGCCTCGCTGGCCGACGTATCTGCCCTGGCCCACCTGTCGGTCAGCAGCCTGAGCCGGCTGGAACGCACCGGTACCAAGCCGCCACCCGCCCACGTCGTACGGGCCTACGCCCAAGCCCTCGGGCACGAGATCACCGCCGGGTTCGCCGCAACCGTGCAACGCGCCGCCTCGCCTACGCTGGCAGACGTGCGACGGCGACGACTCGGCGAGATCGTGGCGGCCTGGGTGGGCGCCGCGACCTTGCAGCCGGTCGCCGACCTGCTCGACACCCTGCCCCTCTCCCGGGCGCCCCGGCGGGTGGGTCTTAGCGACGTGCTGACCGTGGAGAAGGCGGTGGACTTCTTCACCGAACTGGACCTACGCGGCGGCGGTGGGCTGGCCGCCGACATGGCGCACAGCTCGCTGCGGGCCAGCATCGGGCTGCTGGACCTAGAGATGAAACAACCCGTGCGCGCGCGGCTGCACACCGCCGTCGCCGCGCTGGCCGACCGGGTCGCCTGGTGCTACTACGACGCCGGCCAGCCCGACGCGGCTCTGCGTCTGTACACCCGGGCGCTGAATACCGCCGCCGACGGCGGGGACGCCACCCTGCGGGCGCACATCATGCTCAACCTCAGCACGCTGACCAATGACGACGGCGACCCACGTGGCGCTGTCGAGTTGATCCGCGCCGCCCTGGGTCATGACGAGGTCGACCTGGGCGAACGAGCCAACCTCGCCAGCGTCGGCGCTCGGCACCTGGGCGGCATGGGCACCGAGCACCGCCAGGCCGCGCTGCGCCACATCGGGCTGGCCGAACAAATGCTCAGCCAGACCGCCACCGCCCCCGACGAGGCCCCGGTGTGGGCCAGGCGCCTGACCGCCGCCCCCGGACATTTCGACTCCAGTCTGGGCATGGCGTATTTCGCCATCGAAGATGACGAAGCCGCCGCGACGCGGCTCACCCAAGCCGTGGCGAGCTTGGGCGCCGGGCGGCTTCGCGGGGTGGCCCGCTGCCGGGCACGGCTGGCCGTCATCTACCTACGCGGCGGCGACAAAACCGGCGCCGAGACCCAGGCCCGGCTGGTGCTGCGCGCCGCCACCGAGCTGCGCTCGGTCCGGATCCGCGATGATCTGCGGATGCTGGAGGGCAACGCCACGCGCTACGGACTACCCGCCCTGGCCACCGACATCCACGCCGCACTCTATTGAAGGCCAGGGCGGGGATGGGACGAGATGAGACCGGGATGAACGGCTACCCGCACACCCTGCTGGGCGTGGCCCGGGAGCTTGACATGGCAAACCCACGGGATGTACTCACGGTGGCGACTGCGGAGCTGGGACCAGTCGACTACGAAGACGAGCTGGGACGGGTCAGTGACCACGGTCGAGAAATCCTCCTGACGCATTTTCGCGGCGGGGCCGATCCGGATGACTTCGAGGAGCACAGGTGAGTGGCAGCAACTCTGACTACGACTCTGACTACGCCGTTCCGCAGCTCAATACCGGTGTTGCGCACAGCGCCCGGGTCTGGAACTACTGGCTGGGCGGCAAGGACAACTTCGCCGCCGACCGCCAGCTTGGCGACCAGGTCCGTGAGGTGTTCCCGGAGATCGTGCAGGTTGCCCAGGTCTCCCGCGCCTTCCTGGTCCGGGCCGTCAGCTTCCTGGCCGGGCAGGCGGGCATCCGCCAGTTCCTCGACATCGGCACCGGCCTGCCCACCGAGAACAACACCCACGAGGTCGCGCAGCGCATCGCGCCGGAAAGCCGCATCGTCTACGTGGACAACGATCCGCTGGTGCTGGTACACGCCCGCGCCCTGCTGACCAGCAGCCGGCAGGGCGTGACCGACTACGTCGATGCACAGGTGCAGGACCCGGACAAGATCCTGCGGGAGGCGGCCCGGACGCTGGACTTCACCCAGCCGGTTGGCCTGATGATGCTGGGCATCCTGGGCAACGTTGCCGACTACGACGAGGCCGTATCGATCGTGAACCGGCTGATGGCCGCCCTACCGTCGGGTAGCTACCTGGTGGTCAACGACGGCACCGACAGCACCGAGGGGGTTCGCGTGGCCGAACGCACCGCGCAGGAGGGCGGGCACCCCTACCACCTGCGCAGCCCACAGCAGATCACCGCGTTCTTCGAAGGTCTGGAGCTGCTGGAGCCGGGCGTGGTGTCCACGCCACTGTGGCGACCCGAACCTAGCCCATCAGGTCCGCCGGTCGCGCTGGCCGTGATGTGTGGCCTGGCGCGAAAGCCATAAGGGATGGGGGTTGGGGTTCCCGTGCCGCACAACCCCAACCCCCCTGAGCCGTCATCCGATCAAGCGCGCCATCGGGGGTATCCGCGTGCGCTCGGGGCGGACACTACGGTGACGCGACTCGCGGGCAAACCCAGCTCACCTCACCCGTTCCCCGCCGGCCGTGATCGATACACCCGGCGACCCCTGCGGGCGGGCTAGCGGCGAAACGGTCGGGCGCCCTGCCGCCCCCGGACAACCTTGGCGTACTCGTCGATCTCCAACCGGCTGAACTGCATCCAGTTGCGGCTGCCCCGCTCGGTATCGCCGTCCTCGTCAAACAGCAACCCGTCGTGGCAGAGGTCCAGCACGGTGATGGTCCGGCCGGTCCGCTGGCTAAAGAAGGTGTCCCCCGGTTTCACCTGTACGGGTGACACCTGCCGTTGCCGCACGTTGCGCTTGCCGCCCATGAGCGTTAAATCCCCCGAGGTTGTTGCTGGTCTGAGGAAACAATGCCAAGACCCCAAGGGAAACTGTCAAATCGCCGCTCTGCGCAGACGGTTATCGAACCTAGTAGTGGTACCTGGCCGCGACCACCAGCAGCCCGTCGCGCACCTGGTACACCAGCCGGTGCTCGTCGGTGATCCGGCGAGACCAGTACCCGGCAAGATTCTGCGTCAGCGGCTCCGGTCTGCCGATCCCGATCGCTGGATCCCGCGACGCCTCCTCGATCAACCGGTTGATCCGGCGCAGGATGGTCCGCTCGCCGACCCAGGAGGTGTAGTCCTCCCAGCCTTTGGCTGTGAACGCGACCTTCACGACTCGATCAGTTCATGTGGCGACGCCTCGCCGCGCTCGGCCGAAGTGATGCTCTCCAGCAGTCGAGCGGCATTGGCCGGGGACCGCAGCAGATATGCGGTCTCCTGCATCGAACGCCACTGCGCCGCCGAGACCAGGAACGCGGTACCGGCCTTGGAGACGATCTCCACCGGCTCCTGATCGTCGTTGACCTGCTCGATTAGCGGGAACAACCGGCTGCGCGCTTCGCTGGCCGTGATAGCCATAACCCCACCTCCAAGTGGTACCAGATATCGTACCACGCGGGCCCTGCGGTACCGTACCGCCGACGACAAAGGGGCAGACGGTGACCGATCGCAAGACCCTGGACGTGGAGTACCACTCCGACCCGAACGCGCCGGGGATCACCGTGGAAATCCGGATGGACTGGCCGAGCGACGCCAGCTTCACCGATGTCGACGCCGCCCTCGTCACCGCCAGCATCCAGGCGTTTCACCGTCTCACGATCATGCACCCCGAGATACCCGCGCCCGCCGACGCCGGCTGACAATCGAGGCGTCACCTCTGGCCCCCGGGGCGAGTTACAACAGCAGAGCGGGCGACCGGCATGGAGTCGGAGGAGAACTCCGAACAGGGTTTTCTTCGTTGCCCGGACATCGAACAGTAGGTCGCCCGCTCCCGCGACCGGAGCAGTCCCTGTTACAGGGGCTATCCGGGATGTTCATCCCGGATAGCCCCTGACCATCATTCTGCGACCCGCACGATGACGCCGACCGTGCTGCCCTGGTAGGGAGACTCGGTGGCGGTGACCCTGGCCTTCCAGTTGTTGGGGCTCCACCAGCTTCCTGGTAGGAGAACGATGTCTCCAACTTCCAGTGGACGCCCACCGGTCCAGTGGTAGGTGTATCGATCGTCCACGACCACGAGTTGTCGGCCGTACTGATCATGAGTCCGCAGCGTCGGCTGCTCAGTAACTTCCATACTGATTTCTACGGTGAAATGATGAGCGTTTTGCACTAGCTTTGTCACACGATCGAGTGATCGGGCGTTGTGCGCCAGGGCGCTAGCGACGCTTAGCGGCTTCCCGAGCGGCCAACTTCAACACGAACTCACGTGCCTCATCTAGGTCTGAGCTGGTGGTGGCCCGTTCACCGGAGAAATGGTCGGCCACGAGCTTGCGAATCTGCTCAGCGGTCATCCCCCGGTAGCGCCCGTAGTGGATGTGCTCGACCTTCCCTGCACGGCACTGCCGCTGCAAGCTCCGTAGGGGGAAACCGGTAAGTTCCGCCACCTCCGGGAGCGAGTACACCAGCTTTTGGCCCTCAGTCTCCATACCGGCACCTACCGGGAGACAGGCGGAACTTTGTACCTTGCCACGACCCAGGTGGACCACAAACGACCCTCCGCGAACCCTGGCGCAGACGCCCGCTCACTCGATCGTGTGACAAAGCTAGCGCCGTGCCGTGTTGTTGCGTGGCCCTAGTCTCGCGCTGAGGTGCTTCGTAACCGCGACCCGTTGCTTCGGCATCCGTCCGCCGTAGATCAGTTCGGTAACCTCCTGAGATCGGTGACCTAGCCGCTGGGAGACGTATGCGATGGGCACGCCATCATCCAGGAGCCAGCCGGCGTGAGTGTGTCGCAGATCGTGCGGAGTCGGAAACTTCTTAAGCCGGTCAGGGCAATCGCAGATCGAAACGGCGTAACGAGGTACCCCGCAGTGGTTGGGGCATCGGTTGTACCCACGCTGTACGAATGCCCCGCACGGTGTACCCCGACCGGTCAGCCCGCCATTATCGCCGCAGCGCGGCCCCCCAAGTGCTCCTGTTGGCGTAGGTATTCCCTCGGGGAGAGGCGGGTGGAGATCACAACGGCATGCCGCTACCACCGCAGGATCCCAGCGTCGCCGCCTGAAATTGTTGTACATGATGCGCCCGCCTTCCGGCGCGCGGAACAGTAGGGCCTCATCCGGCTCCCCGAGAATGAGTGGCAGGAGATCATCGACAAGTCCTTGGTGAATCTCCACGAGCCGAGCTGTGCGTCCCTTGGTCAGGCCAAGGTAGGCGGGTCCAGGGTGTTCCGGCGTCCGCTGGGATGGCGGGTTGTTCTTCCACGCACGCCGGATTTTGGCGACTGGCTCGGGCTTCGCCATGGGATCAATGGATCCGACTGACGCTGCGGTGGCTTCGCTCCAACGTGCGCCGGTACCGATGAGGTAGTCGACGAGTTGACGTGAATCGGGATGAAACTTGCTGCGGAGGAGCGCCCACTCCGCGTCCGTGAGGTGGACCCGCTCGGATTCCGGATCGTCGCAATCTTCGAGGTCGGTGGGCTGGAACTTCTTCTTCACGGTCCTCACCGGGTTGTCCACGACCCCGGGGACGCGGCACTCAAGCGCGTAGTTGAACACGGCCCCTGCAACCATCAAGTACCTCAGAACAGTGTCATAGTCGAGGCCGTGACCCTTACGGGCTGCCGCGCAGATCGGTCCTCTCTTGCCGTCAAGGCAATCGCACGCACGGAGCTTGTTGACGATCGCTGCGATATCTGGCGGGCGCACTTGGTCGAGCCGCAGGTGACCAATCTCGGGGATGATCATCCTCCGTAGATCCGAGGCGTTCCGGTCGCGCTGGCCGGCGCCGATGTTCTCCCGGTTCGCCTCAAGCCAGATCTTGGCGAACTCCGCGAACGTTGTCTCGGACCTTTCCGCGTCAGGCAAAGGCGTCCCGGGAATCAGCAAAGGCGTCCCGGGAATCAGCAGATGGTAGATGTGGTACTTGTCGATGTTGTGGTTCGCGTCCTCGACCAGGGCTTTGGCGGCCTTCGCCTTATTCTCCGAGGTCCAGCGAGTGGACTGCGGGGTACCCGCGCGGGAGCCGCCCAGGCGCCAGGCCACGCGCCAGGTCTTGCCGGTAAAGCTGAGGTCCGCCACGCCCCAAGCCTAACCAAGATCGCGTCCACAATTGTGGACCGAGGGGCCTCCGGGGATCTCCGGGGATCACGAAGGGTCACGAAATGCTGTCCACCTGATCGGTAATGTCCTATCTCCCCTGCACAGAGGGTGACCTCGGGAGGACTCATAATCCCTCGGTCGCGGGTTCGAGTCCCGCCCGGCCCACCAGGACTGACCAGGGAAAACGCCAACTGGATTATCGACTCCCTTCGATAGCTCAAGATTTTTGTGGACGGTTTGTGGACGGGGGGTTTGTAAGATCGGGAAGTTGGTACCTTCGGGGGAAGGGCGACAGGACCCGGATGGGGGACCTCTCAGTCACCTCACCTTTGTTGACGCTGGAAGAGGTAGCCGAGGTGACCCGGCTACCTCTTCGCATGCTCCAGGACGGGGCTCGGGCTAGCCGGTTCGATCATGTGCGGATGGCTGGTCGTCGTTGGATGACGGAACGCCAAGTCGTCCAGCTCATCGAGCAGCACACCGTCAAGGCGGTCCAACCCAAGGATGAACATCCCGACGATGACGCCGTCGACGAGCTGCGCAAAAGGTTCGCCCAACGAGCCGCACGACGCTGACCCAGCCAACTCACTCGCCTCACTCATACGCCCCGTACGCTGATGATCACGTACCGTGGAGTACACGTCCGCCCGCTCCTCCCGGAGGATGCGATGCTCCGACAGCGACTCCTGGACATGCTGACGTTCGTCGTTCTGGCCTTGGGCCTCGGGCTCGCGTTGCCGGTTGAGCCGATCTACGGCACGGCCGTGATCGTTGTGGGGTACGTCCTGGCCGTCGCGTATTTCGTGCGGCACCGACGCCGTAGGGCTGCTCAGAAGGCCCCCAGGGTCGTGCTGCGGCTCTCCCTCCTGGAATCCGGGGTGGTGACCTACGAGAGTCCGGATGGAGCTGTGGATCCGACCGCTGTCGAGCTGCTGATGCGGGCCGAGCTGGAGTACCTCGCGGTGCGCGTTACGGGTCTGGTGGGTTGACAACTCTCCACCGAACGTGGCACTGTTGGGCTCCCTCGACACTCACGGAGCAAGCCTTGAGATTCACCGCCGAACAGGTACTCGCCGTCCTGGAACTCGCGACGTATCCGATGACGACCAGCGAGGTTCTGGAAGCCTGCCGAGAGGCGGCCGACCAACCACGTTTCGGCGGTAAAGCCGACGAGGTACGACCGGCTCTGGACGAGCTGGTAGCGGCTGGCATCGCGGTCACCGCGAGGGAGCGGAACAGCGCGCGGAACATGTACCAGTACATCGCCCGGCCAAGTGACGGCCGCACGAGCTGGTGGATGACCAAGGCGCGCGCGGATGATTTCGCCCTGGAATTGAGCCGGCGAATGGAAGCCCTGGCCGAGGCGAAGGAACAAGCTATGGACTTGATGGCGCTCCTACGCGGTTCCCGGGTGAAGGTCGAACTGTGGGAACGCGACGGGAAGATCACATTCGAGCTGGAGGGCAACCAGTCGCACATGACGAAGCTCATCACCGTCCTGGAGAAGGCTGAGGAGGCCCGTGATGCCCTCTGACACTGACACCCTGGAGCAGGACCGGATAGCGCGTTGTCAGCCCTCTGAGGGCCAGGTCCGGGTGGCTCGGGCGATGCTCTCGGCGTGCCCCGAGGCGACCTACGTGATGGTCCCCATCGCTTTCCCCGGGAAAGAGCACGGTTGGTGGACCAAGGACACCGTAGTCGCGCATCCCCCGGGCTTCTGGCTGGCCAGCTCGGACCCCGACGCCGAGGAGTGGATCTCGTATCGGAAGGCGCGGGACCTGGCCGAGGAAGCTGCCGAGCATTTCCTCGGTGAAATGTACGGCCAGCCGGGCTACGCCATCATCTCCCGGGAGGGGCCGACCCCGGTGTTCGAGGGATACGGCGTGGAAGCGGATGCGATGACCGAGACGTGGTACTGGCCGTGCGGCTGCCTGATCAACAAGGGCGGCGCACACCGGGTCGGGTGCCCGAACTACCCCGAGGGCATTCGCGCAGACACCGTTCGTTGAGAGGAGACCCATGACCCACTCCAAGCTGTCCCGCCTGTTGACCGAAGCCGTCCGCCGTGGGCCGGACCCCACCGCCGGCATCATCAACCGGCTCTCCCGCAGAACCAAGGACTGCGTCTATGACTACCTACGCAATTACGCCGTCGCACTGACTCGGGGAGAGCCGGACGACAGTGCCTCCGTGTTGGACTACCGGGCGCACGCCCGTACCGCCATCGACATGCTCACCCGCGCCGTGGCCGCCATCGACCCCACCAACCGCGCGCCCAGCAAGCTGGCCGTTGATCTGGCGCTGGTCGGCGACCCCTCGCACGTCACGTTCGACCCCCCGGGTAGGGCGCTGATGGTCGCCGTGGCGCCCGAGGACCGCGCCGACGCCGCCGAGCGCGCGATCCTGGCGATGGTGGCCCGCCGCCGGCAACTGGAGTCCACCGGCAGCGTTGCGGAGAAGGCGGGGGCTGACCTGATGCTCATCGACGCGCTGGGAGTCACCTACGTTGACGCGGTCAATCTGATGAAGGAGCTAGTGGCCGAGCCGGCTCCCGTGCGGGACCGGTAACCGTTCGCCGGGAAACTCGTTGATCGCATCATGCGGGGGCCTCAGCGAACACGGCGGTTGCGCTTCCTCCCGATCCCGAGCTTGTCCGCCTGCGCGGCGGCAGCCTCGATACTGATCCGACCTTGCTGGATGGAGTCGTGCAGCCCAGGTCCGGCATGGGAAATCATCCATAGGAATCGACGTCGGCCTCGGTTGGTCTTGATCTCCTCGGCCCAGACACGGGCCTGTCCGTTACCCCCCATGCCGATCCCAACGAGTGGGATGGCTGCAAAGTAATGGGGTTTCCCAGTAGGGATCAGAGAGTGCGTAGCTCCCGGCGGAACGCCGGTAACCACACCCTCGGTCGTCGAGTCCGATCCCTCGGAAGGTAGACACTCGACCTTGCTGCCGGGGCAAACCCCGGCAAGTATCCGAGCCATGGGGCAGCCGTGTAAAGGCGTACCCGGAGCGGCCAGGGTCTTGAGCCCTGCGTGCAGGCAACCGTATGGGATGTGTCTGTGCCTCGACCACCATGGCGTACCCCCGGTCACGGGGCCAGTGGCTAATGACCACGAGCCTCCTGGCGCAAAGCCAGGCGGTGATGGCCCGGAAGCGACGGACCTATGCGGTCAGTCTTGAGTCTTCTCTCCCTCAAGGGGAAGACTCTGCGCCCCTTAGCTATCACCCGTTAGATGAGGTGTTGATGAGATATCACCTCATCTGGGACTGAATGGAGGACTCTGCCCAGAGGAGCTGGGTTACAGGCGGGTAGGAACCGGAGGCTGGGTCAGGGCACTCGGGTGCTACCGAGGTGTTGTTGGATACGCCCATCGAGGACGGCGTTAGCCAGCTTGTCCGCGTGCTTGTTCTGGTCGCGGGGAACCCAGGTGTAGGTGATCTTCTGGAATCTCCGGGCGAGTTGTTTGGCCCGTTGGTGCAGCGGCTTCAGGTTGGGGTGCTTGACTTTCCAGGCGCCGTTCATCTGCCGGACGATGAGATCGGAGTCCAGTCGCACCTCAACGACTGTGGCGTCTTTCCCACGTGCGGCTTC